GCAGATAAGGCAAAGATGTTGGCAGACCTCGGAGGTCAACCGCAACAAAGTGTTGAAGTTCCACAAAACATCGTACAAGAAAGTGTAGAAGTTCCAGAAGGCTCTATGCAATTAGATAAAGACTACAGTGTAAGTGACTTTGCTAAACTAGCAGGTGTAACACTTAACGAAGGTAAACAAAAACATGGCAGTGCAGGTCAACTCAAAGGCAAGGATGCCTTTACTAAGAGTTCAAAGCCAGGTGGAAATGAAACACCGCATCCTGCAAGAAATAAACTTGTTGGCGACAGCATAGATAATGATGTTGAAGAAGGTGCATTAGACGGCTTTCGAACAGGTTACCAAGCAATGCAAAAAGGCGGAGCATTAGGTCCAGATGCATTAAACAAGGCTGTAGGCAATGTATTTACAGGCAAAGTTGACAAAAAAGAAAAAGGCAAAGATAAAAAAGAAAAAAGTGCAAAATCACCTTTTGATCAAACAATTCAAAAGATACTTAAAGATCCTGCACTAAAGAAAGAACTATTAGCACTAATGAAAAAGGCAAACTCAAAACAGATGATGAATTCAGAGGCAAAGAAAAACAAGAAGCCAGTAATCAAATCAAGAGATCCAAACTGGCGTGACCTAGAAGCTCTACGCAAGAGTGGTGCAGGTGGATCACATCAAGATAAGACTAAAGTACTTCCACGCAAGCAAAAGTATAAGTCAGATCCTACTCAAGAATCTATCAAAGAAATGCTTTATCGTAAATTAAACGAAAAAAGCTCTTGACAAATCCTTAATAATACCGTATAATAGTTTATAAATTAAAAGGAGATCCTCTTATGGGAAGTCGTGTATTCGGTGCCGATGAAAAGGCAAAGTTAGAAAGGCTAGTTAACGAAGGTGTTACAGTCTATCAAGAAGTAGAAGATTTAACAGCAGGCTTAAAAGATACTGTAAAGGCTGTTGCAGAAGAACTTGATATTAAACCAAGTTTAATTAACAAAGCAATTAAAATTGCACAAAAGGGTGACTGGGAAAGAGTTTCCGACGAGTTTGACGACCTTGAAACATTGGTTGTTACTGTCGGTAAGGACAAATAAAGTGCAGAGCATAAAAGACTTTTATACAGAAAGTCTTAAATCAGACCCCGTCGCACACTACGCAGAAATGATAGGTGCTGTAAGTGTTATTATTGGTAGTAGCATACTAACATGGACAGTGCTAAATCCTAGACCGGACATATTTTTGCCGTTCTACTTTGCAGGTAGTTGTGCTAGTTTTTTTGGTGCATATAGACGTGGACTACCTTGGGTACTAGTACTCACTGGTTGGTTCATTATTATGAACATTATTGCACTTAGTAGACTATATATTATATGACGCCAATGACAATAGTCAGGCATGTAGAAGGTTAAGTTGGCCAGAAGCAACGAAGGAGATAAATGAGTTACGTAGACGCACTATTTGATCGCGACTCTGACATAATCAGAGTAGTCGAACGCAATGACGGTAAAAGAGATTACCGCGAGTATCAAGCAAAATATACTTTTTACTATGAAGATCCAAGAGGCAAGTATAAAAGTGTCTATGGAGATCCCCTTACAAGAGTTGTGTGTAAGCACACAAAAGACTTTCGAAAAGAAGTTGCTATTAACAAAGGCAAGAACTTATTCGAAAGCGACATCAATCCCATCTTTCAATGTTTAAGCGAAAACTATCTTAATCAAGATGCGCCTAAACTAAACATTGCTTTTTTCGATATTGAGACAGACTTCGATCCAGAGCGTGGCTTTGCTGATCCTGCTGATCCATTTATGCCTATTACTTCTATAAGTGTATACTTACAGTGGCTAGAAACAATGGTATGTTTGGCAGTTCCGCCTAAGACACTTACAATGGACGAAGCACACAAGACACTTGAAGGTATTGAAAATGTAATGTTGTTTGAAAAAGAAGGCGACATGATTGATACTTTCTTAACACTAATTGAAGACGCTGATATTTTGTCAGGTTGGAACAGTGAAGGTTATGATATTCCGTATACAGTAAACAGAACTAGTCGTGTACTAAGCAAAGATGACACAAGACGTTTTTGTTTGTGGGGCCAGTTGCCTAAGAAACGTGAATATGAAAAGTATGGTAAATCAGCTGTTACCTTTGACCTAATAGGTAGAGTGCATTTAGATAGTTTAGAATTATATCGTAAATACACATATGAAGAACGTCACAGTTACAGACTTGATGCTATTGGTGAAATCGAAGTTGGTGAAAACAAAGTTCCTTATGAAGGCACTTTGGATCAATTGTACAACAATGACTTTAGAAAGTTCATTGAATACAACATACAAGATACCGCACTACTGGACAAGTTGGACAAAAAACTAAGATTTATTGATCTTAGTAACGAACTTGCACACGCAAATACTGTTTTGCTACAGACCACAATGGGTGCTGTTGCTGTTACAGAGCAAGCGATTGTTAACGAAGCACATGCAAGAGGCTTACAAGTTCCTAACAGACCAAAACGTGACGACACAGAAAATACACAAGCCGCTGGCGCATACGTAGCATTTCCTAAGAAGGGTTTGCACAAATGGGTAGCGTCAATGGACTTGAACAGTCTATATCCTAGTGTGATTCGTGCATTGAATATGGCTCCTGAAACTGTTGTAGGACAAATACGTCCTGAGATGTCAGAAGCTCGTGTACACGAAGATATGACTCTTAAGAAAAAGTCATTTGCAGGTAGTTGGGAAGGACGTTTTAGCACAGAAGAATATGAAGCGGTTATGGAGCAACGCAAAGATGTTGCACTTACTGTTGACTTTGAAAACGGCCAAACAGAGGTACTAAGTGGTGCCGAAATATACAAGATTATATTTGACAGTAACCAGCCATGGATGCTTAGTGCAAACGGCACAATTTTTACAACAGAGTTTGAAGGCGTTATTCCAGGGCTACTAAAGCGTTGGTATGCTGAACGTAAAGATCTACAAGCACAACTAAAGAAAGCAAAAGATGCTGGCAATGCAATTGAAATTGAGTACTGGGACAAACGACAGTTGGTTAAAAAGATTAACCTTAACAGTTTGTACGGTGCTATTCTTAATCCTGGCTGCCGTTTTTTCGATAAACGCATCGGCCAGTCAACTACGCTTACAGGTAGGACTATTGTTAAGCACATGTCAGCAGAAGTTAACAAAGTTATTACAGGAACTTATGATCACGTAGGTGAATCAATGATCTATGGTGATACAGACTCTTGTTACTTTAGTGCATGGCCTATGCTAAAAGATGACGTAGAAAGCGGCAAACTAGAATGGTCCAAAGAAAAGTGTATTACACTTATGGATCAAGTGTGCGAGCAAGCAAACACATCATTTGGTGACTTTATGGCAGAAGCATTTCACTGTCCGAAAACACGTAGTGATGTTATTGCGGCTGGACGTGAAATTATTGCACAGTCCGGTTTGTATATTACTAAGAAGCGTTATGCGGCACTAGTAATTGATAACGAAGGATTTCGAACTGACATTGACGGCAAGCCTGGCAAAGTAAAAGCAATGGGTCTAGACTTACGTAGGTCAGACACGCCTGTGTTTATGCAGGAGTTTTTAAGTGAAATATTACTTATGGTACTAACAGATGTACCACAAGATGAAATACTAGAACGTATTACTGTATTTAGAAAAGAATTTAGTGAGCGTCCTGGTTGGGAAAAAGGTTCACCTAAACGTGCAAATAAAGTAGGCCACTATGGTCGACTAGAACAGAAACAAGGCAAGGCTAATATGCCTGGTCATGTACGAGCAAGTATTAACTGGAATACACTGAAGCGTATGAACGGCGACAAGTATTCGCAAGAAATTGTAGATGGTATGAAAGTTATTGTTTGTAAATTAAAACAAAATCCGCTAGGATATACAAGTGTTGCATATCCAACTGACGAATTACGCATTCCTGATTGGTTTAAGGAATTGCCATTTGATGACGCAGCAATGGCGGAAACAATTATTGATAACAAACTAGACAACTTAATTGGTGTGCTTAACTATCCATTAGAAGATACTAAGCGACACAATACATTTAATAGTTTGTTTGATTTCGGAGAATAAAATGAAGGTTAATATACAAGTGGAAATAGATACTGACAACAGTCAGGACCTAAATACCATTGAAGAATTAATTGCAATGCTAAGACAATTAGCAGAAAATTACGAGGAATAATTATGGAATGGGTATTAGTATACATTAGTCTTACATTTCACGGTCATCCAATAGCAGAAGAAATCGGTCGTTATGATTCAATGGTAGAGTGTTTTCATGCTAGAGAACAACTAGCGCAAGATGTTGGCGGCTCAAACGGATACTTTCCAGCTGGTCAACAAGCGGTGTGCGTATCTAACTTAAAGGAAATACACTAATGGACTTAGGACTAATAGGCATACTGGCTGTATTTTTGTGTCCAATGGTATTCGGTGGTATCACAACATATTATTGTTTAAAAGTAAATGACCCAGTAACTAAACAAGTTTGGAATGAATGGCGTGAAGATCCTAAATTTCAAAAACAAAAAGTAACTAGTAGTATCAACTACAACGAATGAGGTGAATAAAATGTCAGGTAGAGTAGGTTTTACATGTAGTACATTTGATCTGTTACACGCAGGTCATGTGCAAATGTTACGTGAAGCAAAAGCACAGTGTGACTATCTAATTTGCGGATTACAAGTTGATCCTTCAAATGATCGACCTGGGAAGAACTCGCCCGTACAATCCATTGTAGAACGATACACACAGCTCAAGGCTGTTAGTTACGTAGACGAAATTATTCCTTATGGTACTGAAAAAGATCTAGAAGATATCTTAGAGTTGTACACAATTAATGTACGTATTCTAGGAGAAGAATATAGAGATAAAGAGTTTACAGGCAAAGACATATGTCGCAGGCGTGACATAGAACTATATTTTAATAATAGAGATCACAGATTCAGTAGTTCAAACCTTAGAGCAAGTGTTATTGAATCGGAGAAAAAATGAATATATTATTAACAGGATCAAGTGGCTTTATAGGACGTGAACTTTTAAAACGTCTTACAGTTAAACTAGGTCATAACGTACATACAATTGATGTTGCAGATAGTGCAGATCAAGACTTGATGTATTGTACACTTCCTAAAGAAAATAAGATAAATCTTGTAATACATCTAGCAGGTAAAAGCGGTGTGCGTGAAAGTATTAAAGACCCTGCTAGTTACTGGTTAAACAACATAGAAGCAAGTAGACGCTTGTTTAACTCTTACCCTAATACACGCATACTATATGCAAGCTCTAGTAGTGCATACGAGCCCGATCTAAATCCTTATGCGGCATCTAAGTATTGTTTAGAAGAACTTGCAGAACGTTATCCTAACACATTAGGTATGCGTTTTCATACAGTGTATGCAGATGTATGTCCTAGAAAGAATATGTTCTTTCAAAGACTTAGAAATGATACATTAGAATATGTCACTAGGCATTATAGAGATTTTGTGCATTTACAAGATGTATTAGACGCTATTGAATTACTAATAGCAAAACCAAAAGTAAATGGAACAATTGATATTGGTACAGGTATTCCTGTCCGTATCCAAGACCTTGCACCAGACTTACCCATTCGCCTAAATACACCTGGAGAAAGAGAATATACTTGTGCAAACACAGAAAAAATTAAAGGATTAGGTTGGAAACCTAAATACTTTATAGAAAACTTCTTGACAAAAGAAGACAAAGGCAATATAATAAACATTACAAATGGAGAACCCCTATGAAAGATATTTTACAAGACATTGTCGCCCACACACATGCACTAGGTTTTTTGAGTCTAGTTAAAGTAACAAGCGACTCAGATACCTCAGTAGAGAGTATGGCAGATGATAGAAGTGTAATTCTATCAGGTGCAACACATACTCCTGTTGCAGAATTTTCAGGCACTTTTGGTATGCCTAACTTAGAAAAGTTAGCATTGCATTTAAAGAATCCTGAGTATCAAAAAGATGCTAAACTTGATGTTGTAACAGCAGATAGAAATGGCGAAGTTATTCCTACACATATTCACTTTGAAAATGCGGCAGGTGACTTCCAGAATGATTATCGCTTTATGAACAAAGCAATTATTGAAGAAAAACTTAAGACAGTTAAGTTTAAAGGTGCGGCATGGAATGTAACATTCCAACCAAGCATGGCAAGTATTGCACGTATGAAACTTATGAGTGCGGCACACAGTGAAGAGCCTACATTTAATGTAAGCACTAACGACAGCAGCCTAACATTTAGTTTTGGTGATGCAAGTACACACGCAGGTGAGTTTGTATTCCAACATGATATCGAAGGATCATTACAACACACTTGGAGTTGGCCTGTAGCACAAGTACAAAGCATCTTAAACTTAGATGGCGACATTACTATGAGCATTAGTGATCAAGGTGCAATGATGATTTCAGTAGATAGCGGTATGGTCAAGTACGACTACATACTTCCAGCGCAAAGCAAGTAATATGCGGGATTGGATATACAACTGTTGGACATTAGTAATGGATGATACTCGCAATCCGTTGAGTTCTATTCCTGATGTTCAAACACGTCATATGGTGATGCAAGTGCTTGCCTGGATGTGGTGTATTGTGTTTGCTATTATTGTAGGTAGCATGTGGGCAGGAGTGTTTAGTATGATACTACACACACTATTGCTTGGTGCTGTTGCAGTAACAGTAGCAACATTTGAAACAGCAAAACGTAGACCCAATTCATTTCGTAGAGACAACGGAATTAATTCACGTGGTTATGGAGGCGAACATGAGTAACCCAAACGAAGCAGGTGATACAAAGGGTGCTATCCTAGCATTCTTGATTATTGCTCTAATGATGATTGGCACGCCTATTGCAATCGGAACTACAATGGGATGGTTTAACTTATTTGGCATCCTAGGATTATAATATGAACAAAGATTTAACCGCAACACAAAATGATTATGCAACATTTTTACCTGCACTTAGTGGCTTTTATGCTACATATGTAGGTAAACAACGTTTTGATGAATACGTAGACAAAGCACGTATTCCAAGCAACTTTGCAAATGGTGTTGAGAGTTTAAACTATCTAAATAAAAACGAAGGTGCGTTTACATATAAATGGACACTGTATTCAGCAGGACATGCGGACTTAGATACTACTAAAGAAGTACCTAAAGAAGACATGGTTCGAAACAGAGATAGAGAAAACACTTGGCTACTAGGCGACTCAGGTGGTTTCCAAATTGGTAAAGGTGTTTGGGAAGGCGATTGGAAAGATCCTAATTGCCCTAAAGCACAAAAGAAACGTGACGGGGTTCTCCGTTGGATGGACGCATATATGGACTATGGCATGGTGCTTGATATTCCAGCCTGGGTAGCACGTTCAGAAGCAGGTGCTAAAGCAACTGGCATTAGCACATATGACGAAGCAGTCAAAGCAACACGCATTAACAATGACTATTGGATGAAACACAGAACAGGTGCTTGTAAGTTTCTAAACGTATTGCAAGGTGAGAACCATGCAGACGCAGATGACTGGTATGAGCAAATGAAAGATTATTGTGATCCTAAAGTGTATCCAGACAATCATTTTAATGGTTGGTCAATGGGTGGACAGAACATGTGCGATGTGCATTTGGTTCTTAAACGTATAGTTGCATTGATATATGATGACCTACTACAAACAGGTGTACACGATGTAATGCACTTCTTAGGCACAAGTAAACTAGAATGGGCTACGTTACTAACAGACATACAAAGAGCTGTTCGTAAGTATCATAACCCAAACTTTATGATTACATTTGATTGTGCTTCACCTTTCTTAGCAACAGCAAACGGACAAATTTACATTCAAACAGAAACTGACGATAGAAGCAAATGGGTCTATCGAATGGTTCCTAGTATTGATGATAAGAAGTATGCTGCAGATACTAGATTATTCCGTGACGCTGTGTTACAGGATGGTATCTTTAAAAACTTTACTAATAGTCCAATTACAGCAGAACTTAAAGTAAATGACGTGTGTCATTATGCACCAGGAATGTTAAACAAAATTGGTAAAGAAGGAAAGACCTCGTGGGATAGTTTCTCATATGCTATTCAAATGGGGCACAATGTATGGAGTCATATTAATGCTGTACAAGAAGCAAACCGACAATACGATGCAGGCATACTTCCTAAGATGCTTGTACAAGAGCAATTTGACAGGATTTTATTTAGAGACGTTGTGGAAGCAATATTTGCGGCGAACGGCAGAGAAGAAGCCAACGCAATAATTGAACACTATAGTCGCTTTTGGATGACCATACCTGGTACAAGAGGAGCGATTGGTAAAAAGACTGTAAACAGTAGTACATACTTTGGAAACTTATTTGAAGAAGTAGGTGAACCTGTAATTACAGACGAAGAAGATCTAGATGAAACAAAATTAGAGGATCTTGAGGATGAGCAACTTCACAGATGAACACAATAAAATTGCAGGCTATTTACAAGAGCTATACAAGAAGCATAGAAAACTTGACGAAGAAATAAAATTAATGTATAATACTTTTGCAAGTGATAGTTCTATTAACAGGCTTAAAACAAAAAAACTTTGGTATAAAGACGAAATCCACAGATTAGAAACAAGGTTAAAAACATTATGAAAAGAGATTATGATACAGGCATAGCAGATAGTATTACATTCTTTACAGGTGTAGAAGTTGAAAAGACTCCTGCATTAGGAATGAAAACATTGTTTGTTACAGGCAAACAAGACTATAATACAATAATGAAACACTATACAGATGAACAGTGTGAACATATCTTCTTTGGTGCTAATCATAGTTACAATCCTGTAACTTCAGATGACTTTGAAGACTGGGAACTAATGATACGTGCATTTACTGATCAGGAAATATTATGTAGTTTGGACATACCAAGTACAATTAATATGGAATGGTTTTTAGATGGCGGACTTGTTGAAACAGATTACTTTATTCCACAAATACGTGTAGTAGTTCCTTATATTAAACAGTGGAACTACAATACAATGATTAAAATTGATGACAAAGATTTTAAAGCAACCAATCCCGGTGTGTGGTGTCATAGACTCCACGATTTAATGGATAGTGAAAAGTTTACGGATTGGGCCAAATATTCACTTGACAAACCTTTGTAATGAAAGTATACTTAATACAATGCAAGAACGATATTATGACTACATGTTACGTAGAACAAGAGAGGAAAATAATAAGATGAATGATCCAATAAATAATGCTACTAGAAGTATATGGGTAACCTTTACTAAAGAAGGCATCCATAAGTATCCAGGAGCAGATAGTGATCCAAAACTTGCAACAGGCGATTGGGACGATGTGTCGTTTCTTGCTGTGCCTCATCGTCATATTTTCCACTTCCGGGTGCGTATCGAAGTGTTCCACAACGATAGAGACATCGAGTTCATCCAATTCAAAAGATGGATGGAAAGACTCTATAGTGCTTCTTCCGACGGTGAAGTGCTCGTTCTAGATTATAAGTCTTGCGAGATGATTGCAGATGACTTATATAAAGAAATTTCTACAAAGTTCCCTGGCCGATTTGTAGAGATTAGTGTCGCTGAAGACAATGAAAACGGCTGTGTAATTTACTACCCCAACCCTAAATCATAAAGTGCTATTAATAGAGGATATTAAAAAATGGCAATCAAGTTTAATAAGCCCGCTTACGACAAAATTTTTCGTGACTTGGAAAATTTTAAAGACTTCTGTCGCTTCGTTGGCGATGCTAAAAACGTGGCTTTCGTATACAATGAAAAAGATTTGTATAACGAACGATCTTACGTATGGCGCTCATACCAGCGTCATGTTAACCACCTTAAGGCGAAGAATCGCCAACTTGGTAAAAACTATAACAAACGGAGAAACTAATGACTATTCATATTGTAGATATTGAAGCCGTAGACACACGCTATACTAAGCAGTGGAAAGATTATCTTCCACGTCAACTGTTGAAGTCTACAAATGAAAAAGTAAATGTTATTAGTGGCGGGGATACGCCTCAGGCAACAACACCTGGGGCATTCCTTAACTTTGGTGGCACCAATGTGTACAAATCAAAACAGCTCGAGCAAATAGGAGAAATGTTTTGTAACGGTACTGTTAACGATGGTGATTATTTCTTATATACTGACGCTTGGAATCCTACTGTTATACAACTTCGTTATATGGCAGAACTGTTAGGTGTTGATATTTGTATTGGTGGTTTGTGGCATGCAGGGTCTTATGATCCTCAAGATTTCTTAGGTAGACTTATAGGAAATAAACCTTGGGTAAGACATGCCGAAATGTCAATGTTTGAATGTTATGATGATAACTTCTTTGCAACTGACTTCCATATTGATATGTTTGTAGAAACACTAGGTGAAGATTATCAAATTGACACTGATAGAATAAGTCGTGTTGGTTGGCCTATGGAGTATCTAAAGAATAGTTTAGACAGTTATAAGGGTATGGAAAAACGTAACCTTATACTTTTCCCACACAGAGTTGCTCCTGAAAAACAAGTTGATATATTCCACGACTTAGCACAACAACTACCTGAATACGAGTTTGTTGTGTGCCAAGAACGTGATCTTACAAAGAATGAATATCACAACTTATTAGGTGAAGCAAAAATGGTGTTTAGTGCTAACCTACAAGAAACATTAGGTATTAGTTGGTACGAAGGAGCGTTAGTTGATGCTATTCCTATGGTACCAGATAGACTGAGCTATAGTGAAATGTCCGTGCAAGAGTTTTTATATCCTAGCAAATGGACTGAAGACTATACCGCATATAGAAAGCATAGAGGCGAAGTTGTTGCAAAGATACGTGACTACATGGAAAATTATTCCGACTATTTGGTTAGTTTGGAAAAACAACGTAAAATCCTTAACAAAGACTTTTTTAGTGGCAGTGCATTATATGAAAGACTTAAAGATGAACGATAATGGTAATACATATACTTTTGATCTAGGTTCTAGTAGTAGTGATAACTTTACTTTTTCTAGTCCTACAACAGGAAGTTATAATACTAGCGGTACTATTACTATAGATACAAGTAGATGGGATGATAGTTTTACTACTGGCCCTACATCAATTTATACTACTAGTGGCAATAGCAATGTTGACATTCAAGGTAGTTTAAATGTAAATGGCGTAGACGTTATGCAAAGTATTGCAGATATGCAACGTGTACTAGGTGTAGTTAGTAGAGACCTTGAGAAAGAAGAAAAATACAAGGGTCTAAAACGTGCGGCTGAAGCATACGAACGTGAACTAGCAAAGATTGAAACTTTTGAAGCTCTAAAGGACTCAGCATAAATGCCAATGAATCACGGGGAGAAACTATAAATGGGTGTGGTTAAAGTACCATTCGACACAAATGGCGGCATGACCAGTGCTATGGATAACACGTTTTCAGTTAGGTGTAAAGATTTAGATGCTGTACTAGAAAATGCTTACGAAACTATGGATTGGTTCAAATATCTAGCAGACAATGCTTTATCAGTAGAAGTGCTAGAGCAATATTACGACAGTCCAAAATTTATGACAACACATGTGGTAGGCTTTGAACTAGAAGACAAGCACGAAACATTCTATAGGATTAAATATGACGCTTAAGGTACTTGGAATAGCAAAGATTGAAACTTTTGAAGCTCTAAAGGACTCAGCATAATGTTTGGTTTTTTAAAAGGTCGTAAACGTGTAATTAAAGATAGAAATAGTAACGAGCCTTACTTGGTTCGTTGGTACTTGTTCCTAAAGGACAGAAAGAACTTTCCGTTCAATGTCACACTACACAAAGTCTTAAAAAGCGACGAAGCTGTTTTACATGACCATCCTTGGAGTTATGCGACACTTATACTCAAAGGCGGTTATTGGGAGAATGTTCCTGTTGTTAGTAGAGAAGGTGCTATAGTAGGATCACGTGGTATTTGGCGTGGGCCAGGACACTTTAGATTTCGTAAGTCAAATGACTTACATTTTTTGACTTTAGAAAAAGACAAAGACGGTAATGAAATACCATGTTGGAGTTTATTCTATATGGGCAAAAAAGCAAAAGAATGGGGCTTTGTACCTTTTGTACAAGGCATTGGTTATAGATGGCAAAATAGCGTAGACTACCTCGCTAAGGAGTAATTTATGAGTCAGTATAATGACGTAGTAGAAAGGCAAAGAGATTTGTTAGCAGCAGAAAAATGGGCAACGGGTGTAAAAAGTTTGCACTTTCATAGTTTGAAAAGTATGTGGTATGATACTCATCCTGAAGATTCAGATATGGGTATGGTAATGGATGTTGAATACAACAACGGTACAATAAAACGTACACTAAAAGATAACACTGTACGGATTTTTGGTAAAGAACTTAGTGGTGAAAAACTACTCGACGAATACAAAAGGAATAATAAATGAAGAAACATTATTACACATGGGGACATGTTGAAAAAATGTGTATTGATATTGCAATGCAGATGCAGAAAGATAACTGGAAGCCAGACTATATTGTAGGTATTACACGTGGTGGTAATGTGCCTGCTACAATACTGTCGCATATGTTAGGCGTTCGTTGTGAAGCACTTAAAGTAGCATTACGTGACGGCGATAGTCATCAGGAAAGCAACTGTTGGATGTCTAGTGATGCGTTTGGTTACGTTGACGAAGAAGAACGTGCTGTAACTAAAAGCCGTTGGGACGTTAACAAACGTAAAAATATTTTAATTGTAGACGATATTAATGATACAGGTGCAACACTTGAGTGGATCAAACAAGATTGGCAGGCAAGTTGTTTACCTAACGAAAGTAGTTGGAATACTGTGTGGAATAAAAATGTAAGATTTGCTACACTAACTGAAAACCTTTCTAGTAATTTTGACGGTATTGATTATTCAGCACACGAAGTTAACAAAGCAGAAGAAGATGTTTGGTTAGTTTACCCTTGGGAAATAGTAGGTAAGTATGACGCTTGATAATTTAGAACAAGCTCAGCAAGATGGCAGAGCACCATGGGATAACGTATACTTGGATACTAGAGACTTTGTAGTATACGAAGATAAGTATCCAGTTACTGAAGGTCACTTACTTGTTGTACCTAAAGTAAACGTTATGGAATGTGTAGAAAAATGTTTTAAGTTTGCTATGTCAATGGGTAACGACAATGTTACAACAACCAAGAATAATGTAACAGGTTATAATATTGGTCTAAATATAGGTGTAAGTGCAGGACAAACAGTTATGTACCCACATGTACATTTAATCTTCCGTCGTGATGGAGACATGGAAGATCCGAAAGGTGGCGTAAGAGGCGTCATTCCATCTAAACAAAAATACTAAGGAAAGGAACTATGGACTTGAAGGAACAAATGATTAAAGCGGCAAGACTACACGCTGAAGCGGAGATAGAATTGCATAAGACTAACATTGAAGTATACATGCAAAAGGTTGTAGGTATTGGCGAGCATTCTGATATTATCGAAACGATACAAAAAGAATTAGATGCAATGGCTACAGCACATGACCGTCTTGATATGTTAAACACATATTTTGTTTAATATACTTGACAAAAACCTAAATACAATGTATAATATAACTTATATTGTGCATTGTATTATTAACGGCAATCCACTGCCTAAACATCGGAGAATAAAAGAATGGATAAATCCAAAGAGATAAAAGCCCGTTTGCAACAAGCAAACAAACGCTTCTGGGCAGGCGACAACATTTCAGACTATATTAAAGACGGCGAAAAACAAATCTTAATTGATGAGCTTGCTGTTAAGTTTGAAGACGTATTACAAGGTCTTGTAATAGATACAGAAAACGATCCTAATAGTAACGGCACAGGTAAACGTCTTGCAAAGATGTATATCAATGAGCTAATGGCAGGACGTTATGAAGCAATGCCTGCGGCAACAGCATTTCCTAATGATAGCGATGATCGTTATGAAGGTATGCTTGTTGTGAGAAGTGAGCTCACAAGTATGTGTTCACATCATCACCAGATTGTTAGAGGTGTAGCATACATTGGTATTATTGCATCAGACAAACTAATTGGACTAAGCAAGTATACACGTATTGCACAATGGTGTGCTATGCGAGGTACATTACAAGAAGAACTTGCTAACGATATTGTCAGAGAGATTCAGAAAGCAACAGGTGCTGAACACTTGGGTGTTTATGTACAAGCAACACACGGTTGTGTTGAAAACAGAGGTGTTAAGGCACACAGTTCGCTAACACAGACAACTGTATTGAAAGGCGCATTTAAAGATGACGCAGGAACAAAGAAAGAGTTTATGGATAATATTAAACTACAACAATCATATGCGTGTGATAGATAATGTTTATTTCAACTTACAAATATAAATTCCCTGTAGATAGTTTTGGCAGGCCAGGTGGTATGTATAGTATGGCTGACTTACCTATTGCAGGATTTAAAGTGTTAGAACGCGAGTGTGAAGTTTTAACACAGGACTCTAAACAAGAACTTTACGAAGTTCGCGACATCGAAAAGAATTGGACTATTGTTGTTCCGTTCCAAGATGTCGGAGACATTGAGGAGGTCAATGATGAAGTTACGGTATAGTGAAGCATTTTATAGTGTGCAAGGTGAAGGTAAGTTTGTAGGTGTACCTAGTGTATTCCTGCGTACATTTGGTTGCAACTTTCGATGCATGAACTTTGGATTAGAAAGAGGCACACCTGCAAGAGCAGATGGTGTAAAACACAATCCAGAAGTTAAAAAGTTACTAGATAGCAATATCATAAGTACTGTTGAAAAGTTTGAAGACTTACCTGTAATACATACAGGTTGTGATACATATGCAAGTATCTATCCAGAGTTTAAAAAGTTTATGATGGATAGAACTGTAGATGAAGTTGTAGAGCACTTGTTAAGTCTTACTCCAGAAGGTAAGTGGACAATGGATAGTGGACAGGATGTCCACTTGATTTTCACTGGCGGTGAACCTTTGTTAGGGTGGCAAAGATTCTATGCTGAATTATTAGAACACCCGCGTATGCAGGACTTGAAAAATGTTACATTTGAAACAAATACTACACAAAAGTTACGACCTGATTTTAGAGACTATCTCAACAATCAAGACAGATTTAAAGTCACTTGGAGTTGTTCCCCAAAACTTTCAGTTAGCGGAGAACGCTGGGAGGATGCTATTATGCCTGATATTGCTAGTGAGTATTTCAGTGTTTCTAATAGTGACCTTTATTTTAAGTTTGTTGTCGCTGACGAAACTGACGTTGCTGAAGCTGGTAGAGCTGTGGCGAGTTATAGAGACGCCGGGATACAATGTCCGGTATATTGTATGCCGCTGGGCGGACGCAGTGAAGAATACAAGCTCAACATTCAAGAGGTGGCTGAGCTCTGTATGGAAAAAGGATGGCGGTTCACACCACGATTACATATCGACTTATTCGGTAATGCATGGGGAACCTAGATACAAAAATGAACAACACGAACGAGCTATGACAGCACCAATTGATGACGGTGGTGATTTAGAAAAACGTGTAAGGAGAGCAGGACTATGAGTTGGTGGAATAAACTTGTAAGAGATGCAGGAATCAAAAAGAAAATTGATGAGCCTGTAAAAGAACCTACTTCGGAAGAAGTTAGACGTGCGGCACTTGATGCAGAAAAGGCTGCCGCTACTAAAGCAGGCGAACCTTGGGTTGCTGTATTAGATACTCAGGTTAACAAAGACAACATTCGAAATGGATTCTTTGAACTAGATTGGAACAATGAATTTATTGAAGAGCTTCTTGATGCAGGATATCAAGGCGAATCAAACGAACAGATTGTTGACCAGTGGTTTAGAACTATTGTTAGCCAAATGCTTCAAGAAGAAGGACAAGATCCTAAAGCAGAAGCAGGGTATATTAACGTAGTACCTATCGATAAAGGCAAATCAGAAGTATCTTAATGCTTGACATAGTATACAAATGAGTGTACAATATAGTTATTATTAAATTACTAAAGGCAACACAATGGCAACTTATGTATTAGTAGACACAGCGAATACCTTCTTTAGAGCAAGGCACGTAGTACGTGGAGACCTTGACACTAAGGTTGGTATGGCGCTTCATATTACACTTAACAGTATTAAGAAAGCATGGCAAGACTTTAACGCTGATCATGTTGTATTTTGTTTAGAAGGCCGTTCGTGGCGTAAGGACTATTATGAGCCTTACAAACGTAATAGGCAAGCAACACGTGATGCAATGACTCCTACACAACAAGAAGAAGATACAGTGTTTTGGGAAATCTTTGACGAGTTTAAAGACTTTGTAACTAACAAAACTAACTGTACAGTTATGCGTCATAAACAATTAGAAGCAGATGATCTTATTGCAGGTTGGGTACAAGCACACCCTAATGACGATCATGTTATCATTAGTACTGACGGTGACTTTGCACAACTTATTGCACCTAATGTACGTCAGTATAACGGCATACAAAACGTTACTATTACACATGAAGGTTACTTTGATGACAAAGGTAAAGAAGTAATAGATAAGAAAACTAAAGAGGCTAAGCCGGCACCTGATCCACAATTTATGTTGTTTGAAAAGTGCATGCGAGGTGACACTAGTGATAACGTGTTTAGTGCATATCCAGGTGTACGTAAGAAAGGCACTAAGAACAAAGTAGGTCTTATTGAAGCGTATGCAGACAAAGACAGCAAAGGCTATAACTGGAATAATATGATGTTACAGCGTTGGACTGATCATGAAGGTGTAGAACATCGTGTACTAGATGACTATACACGTAATGTTGTACTGTGTGACTTAACAGCACAACCTGCAGACATTAGAGAAATTATTGATGCTACTATTGCAGAGAATGCTGTTACTAAAGAAGTACAGCAAGTAGGTATGCGTCTTATGAAATTTTGTGCTAAGTGGGATATGCAACGTATTGCAGACCAAGCACAATACTATGCTGAACCGTTGCAAGCGAGGTATCAACAACAATGAGTATAAAAGCAAAAGTAATATTAAAAGACAAATTTTGGATTGTTGAAGAAGAAGGTGAAAAATTAGGCACCTTAAGTTTCAATGATGAACGTTTTATGTTTTCAGCAAACAACGGTGTTGCATTCTTTGAAAACAAAAAGCAATTAAAAAATGAACTTGGCCTTACAGTCTTTGATAAAGACGAAACAACAAAGATTGAGACTGAAAAAGAAATTTATGGCTTTCCAACTAGCACTACTCCTTACAATGTAATTTACGATGTACATCGTAAGTTTGCTTTGTTTACAAAAAGTATTAAGAGTAAGAGTTTGTATTGTGCAGGATTTTATATTATTCACTTTGATAAGGGCTGGGTCAAAAGTTTTTGCCCTAAATTAATTACATTAGAACGTTACGATTACAAAGGTCCTTTTAAAAACGATCTTACTATGCGTCAGGAACTATCAAATGCAAACCAAAAAACTTGATCCTATAAACACTTTTCCAATACAACAGTTTATTCAAACTGTTAAGAGTGCTGACGCAAGTAGAGCCAAAGAAGTAAGAATTGATATAGAGAATGCAAAACGTCTTGCATTTACTCTAGGCGAGGTTATGTCTCGCCTAAACGGTGACATGGAACAATTCATAAAAGAACACGTACAAAACATCGATAATGAGCCTGTGGAGGTACAATTAGACGGTGGAGCAGACTGGAAATAATTAGGATAATTTATGTCATGGTATACATTTTGGAAATCAAATCCAAAAGAAACTAATCATATAGTTATTGATGTAATGAAGGATGACGTAGATCCTTCAGAACTAACAATAGAAAATGCTTATAAAACTCGTTGGATTTGGTATCATACTATACTAGCAATAGGTATCTTCTTTACAAACATTGTTTTAATCGCTATATTTTTATTACTCGCTATAAAACTATAAAGCACGTAGATAACTGTAAAAAGAGATAAATATATACGTAGTTAATTAAGGTACGTATATATGAGCAGACCCAAACCAAATGTTCTATTAGAACATGTAAACAAAAAGAATTATAGATGTGAGCAAGTCCTAGATGCTGATGCTATCTGGGCTGTATTCTATAAAGAAAAACCATTCAATTTAAAAAGTTCAAATGCTTTAACAAATTATCCTGGACCAAAATATAAGAAAACAAGTTTTTCTAATCCAGGGCATGCACACAATTTAGCACAGAAACTTAACGAACTGTTTTCCTGTGAAGACTTCAAAGTATATAAGTTGTCATCTGGCGAAATTGTAACCGAATGAACTGGAAAGAAACCTACACAAAGTTATTCCTAAAAGAACTAGGCAAAAGTTTTAACGACTTGTCTGTTAAGGAGCATATGCCGTTGTGGTGGCATAATACACGTAGCAAGGATGCTGGTGGACTTAGACTTACAGATGCAGGTTTAGATGCACTTACACAAGCAGAAGTGGCAACATACGATGTTCCTTATCCACACGATATGCCCATGACTACTCAAGTTATTATATTTTTAGACAAGTTTATCGACTGTCCGTACTACATAGGACCAAGATCTATACAAGTAACACACCAAAAGAAGGCAGTCGAACTGTCTCTTTTCTCCGGTGATCTTCGCAAGTACGGACTTGCTAAAGCACTTGCCCGCCAAAATAAAGACGAAAAATAATTAAAAAAACTGCAGAAAAAGGTTGACTTTACTCTCTATTGGTAGTATTATATATACATAAGTTAGAAATTCGCACTGATAACTAGAGGTAATACAATATGGAAAACGTAATCACAAGAACAGTTTCGCCCAACGGCGCAAAAGCAAGCATTAATCATGCTATTCGCAAAAATCGTCCTATCTTCCTTTGGGGTCCCCCAGGTATTGGTAAGTCCGAGATTGTAGGACAAATTACTAATGACCTTGGTAATTCACATTTGATTGACATTCGTTTGTCACTTTGGGAACCTACAGACATTAAAGGTATTCCGTACTTTGATAGCAATTCAGGTACAATGGTGTGGGGCGCACCTGCAGAACTTCCTACCGAAGAGTTTGCATCACAATACGACTATGTCGTTTTATTCTTAGACGAAATGAACTCAGCGGCGCCTGCTGTACAAGCGGCTGCATATCAGCTGATTCTTAATCGTAGAGTTGGTCAATACAAATTGCCAGACAATGTGGTAATTGTTGCGGCTGGTAACCGTGAAGCTGACAAAGGTGTTACTTATAGAATGCCTGCTCCGTTAGCAAACCGTTTTATCCACTTAGAACTTACTGTGTCATTTGATGACTGGTTCCAGTGGGCTGTTACTAACAATCAACACAAAGATGTTGTTGGTTACTTAACATTTGCAAAGAAAGACTTGTATGACTTCGATCCAAGAAGTGCAAGCCGATCATTTGCAACACCTCGTTCATGGTCGTTTGTGAGTGAATTGCTCGAAGACGATCTAGACGAAACCACTACTACAGACTTAGTTAGTGGATCAGTTGGAGAAGGCTTGGCTGTCAAGTTTATGGCGCATCGTAAAGTTGCGTCTCAGATGCCTAATCCAAGTGATATCTTAGCAGGAAAAGTCAAGGAGATGGCCAGTAAAGAAATCAGTGCTATGTATTCCCTCACTGTGTCATTGTGTTATGAGCTGCAAGAAGCTGATAACAAGAACGACAAAGACTTTGATAATAAAGTTAACAACTTCCTGCGATTTTCGATGGATAACTTTGATACTGAATTAGTTGTAATGGGCATTAAGCTCGCACTTACTCAGTACTCATTGCCCATTGATCCGGACGCTGTGGAATGCTTTGATGAATTCCATGAACGTTATGGCAAGTATATTAAGGCTGCACAGGGTTCATAAGAATAGAAAGGGCGGGTTAATACTCGCCCTTTCACCTTTTATGGTTGACAAACTCAGTAAATACTTGTATAATACATATATAAACTTAGAAAGGACATAGCACATGAGCGTAGAAGGTAAAAAGAACTGGGCACCTAATCCAGATATTACTGAATCCGAACTTAAAGTAATGCGTGAAGAAGTACTTGATCGCATTATTGTTGCACGAGTAGGACTTCTTCTTAAGCACCCTTTCTTTGGTAATATGGCAACACGCCTTAAAATTCAAGCCGCAGACGACTGGTGTCCTACAGCAGCCGTAGATGGCAGAAACTTATTTTTTAACACTCAGTTCTTTAATGCAATGGACAATAAAGAAATTGAGTTTGTTATTGCACACGAAATTTTACACTGTGTATTTGATCACTTAGAACGTAGAACTTGGCAAGACCGAAACTTAGATGCTATGCTGTCTAACATTGCACAAGACTACATTGTAAACAACATTCTTGTAAGAGACAGCATTGGTACTAAGCCTAAGATTGTAGACTGTTACCAAGACTTTAAATATGAAGACTGGACTTCAGAAGAAGTTTATGATGACTTGTTTGAAAAGTATGACGAAGATCAACTTAATGCATTAGGTGAATTGCTAGACGAACATATTGACTGGACTGACGGTGACGGCGATGAAGGCGGTTCATCTGGCAAGGACGGCAAAGACGATGGCAAAGGTAAAGAAGGAAAGAAGCCTACTTACAGCAAAGAAGAACTTAAAAAGATACGTGACGAAATAAAAGAGAACATGGTAACAGCCGCACAGAGTGCAGGTGCTGGCAATGTTCCTAAAGGTGTCGAACGTATGATCAAAGAGCTTACAGAGCCTAAAATCAACTGGCGTGACCTGCTTCGTCAGCAAATTCAATCAACAATTAAAAGCGACTATACGTTTAGTCGTCCTTCACGTAAAGGTTGGCACACCGGTGCTATACTGCCTGGTATGAACTTTATGGATACAATTGACTTGTGTATTGCAATTGACATGAGTGGTTCAATTGGTAATCAGCAAGCTGAAGACTTTTTAGGTGAAGTAAAAGGTATTATGGACGAGTACAAAGACTATGCTATTAAGTTGTGGTGCTTTGATACTAATGTTTATAATGAGGAAGACTTTACTGCCGCAGAAGGCCAAGATTTGATGTCATATGAAATCTTAGGTGGTGGTGGTACTGACTTTATGTGTAACTGGACATACATGAAAGACCAAGGCATTACGCCTAAAAAGTTTTTAATGTTTACTGACGGTTATGCTTGGGATAGCTGGGGAGATCCCGACTACTGTGATACAGTGTTTATTATTCACAGTAATCATAATAAAGAACTACTAGCCCCATTTGGAGTTACAGCTCACTATGAAGCTCAAACAGCCTAACCCTTTAAACTACTTTGGGGTACGCAGCACTCAATATTTGCCTAGGCATTTTGAAGTTGTTAGCGTACCCATTTCTTACAATATGGAAAGTAGTATTGAAAAGTGGATATTCGAAAACTTAAAAAATAGATACCATGTGTCACGAGAAAAACATCGTGGCCTTGGACAAAGTAATATTAAAGTAGGTTTTGAAGATCCAAAAGAAGCAAGTTATTTCATGTTGGCATGTCCACATTTGAAGTACAAATAAATAAAGTACGCATATATATTAATATAGGAGATTATAAATTATGAGCGACGAAAACAAAACAGAAGCACAACAACCTGCTACTGAACAAGCACCTGCTCCAGATCTTACTGTACAAGATCTAACAGCAATGAAGTCAATTATTGATGTTGCATCAACTCGTGGCGCTTTTAAGCCTAACGAAATGACTACTGTTGGCACGGTGTATAGTAAACTAGAAGCATTCTTAAACGCTGTACAAGCACAACAAGAAGCACAAGCGGAAGCACAAGAGGCTCCAGCAGGAGAATAATATGAAACATATTGGAAGACAAATAAATCCAAAAAGACGTTGCGTTGTAGCGTACAGAGTTGTACCTAAAGAAGCAGACCAGTGTTTGGTTGTATTCACTGACAGTCTTGAATCAGACGCACACGACTCATTAATGCAATTAGTTGAATCTAATGCAGGACAAACAGCATATGAACTTGCAGAAGCAATGGACAGAGCTGTATTACCAGATGGTAGAAATATGCTTAGAGCATTTGCCGCTACTGGTAAGTTTGCAAAGATGCCAACTAATACAATTGAAATGACTCCAGACATGCAAAACACTGTTGTATTGTCAGAACTAAATGATGCTATTGCAACACAAAAAGGTGTTACAGTAGAAGACTTAGCTCTACAACCTCAGTCAAGTAATAATGCTAAAACGTCTGAAGAAACTCAACCTGTGATTGCAGAAGCACCAGTTGCTCCAACATCTAACGATGTTTTAAGCGATGAAGACTTAGCAGCACAATACCGTTCTCAAGCAGATTCTTTATTTAAAGAAGCAAAGCGTTTAAGAGAACAGGCGGAAGATCTAGTACCTACTAAGAAAAGTAGTAAGAAGTCCGCCCAAAGTGCCTAAGAAAAAGAATAAGCTCAGCAAACAAGTTATTGACAAATGGCCTGAAGTACTCGGTAATATCGACATAAAAGTTGTTCCTACTGAATACATTAAGGCCGTTGAAGTTACATTTACCGACGGCAAAATATGGGTTATAGAAAACGATCCTAAAATGCCAATGGGTGAAAACTCCGAAGCGTTCGAACAAAGCATGGAAGATCTTATGCAAGAATACGAAGATGTATTGCAAAGTGTTAACTTTGTAGTGGATATAGAGCGTGTAAAAAAGGATATTACCAAGCGAACAAAGATATTTATGAAGAAAAGAAAATAACTCTTTTATGATAAATATATATAAGAACTAAAATATTAGGAGTTATTACAAATGGCATTGCGATTAAGAAGAGGCACAGATGCACAAAGACAAACACTCGATGGTGTTTCTTTGCCGGTGCCAGCCGAAGGCGAATTAATATATACAACAGATACTAAAAAACTTTTTGTAGGCGATGGGTCTACTGCAGGTGGTATTGCTGTTGACGTTGCTAACTCCTCTTTAAGCGTAGACGATTTAAACGATGTAGATATTACAACTACACCACCTACAGGCGGACAAGGTTTAGTATGGAATGCTGGCAACGGCGAATTTGAACCAGGCGATCCAACTGTACTATCAAACAAATCACTTAACTCATTACAAGATGTAGACTTAGCATCTAATGCTCCTGTTGTAGGACAAGTATTAAAATGGGACGGTGCATCATTTGTTCCAGCAAACGATTCATCAGGTGGATTAGTTACAGGTGCTACTTATGACATTAACATTTCAGGTGATGTATCAGGTAGTGTATATGCAGATGACTCTTCACTAGTTATTGATGGCACTGATGGTAAATTTAAAGGTGCAATTGACACTACACTAAATGCTACGTTTGATACAAGAGATGATGATTTAACATCACAAACAGGTATTACAGTAGTATCTAATGCAAACGTTGCAGGTTTAACTGTTGCTAGTAAAAATGGTACAACTGAAGGATCTGGTGCAAACTTAGGATTTTATAACCACAACGGAACATACGAAAGTCAAACAGTATTACAAACTGGTGATAACTTAGGAAGACTTGACTTTGGTGGCTTAGTAACAATTCCGGGCGGAAATGAAGTTCCGCTTGCTCCGTGTAACATTAGAGCAGAGCTTGCTCAAGCAAGTGATGGTGTAAGTACATTAGCACTTGGTAAATTAGTATTTGCTGTTCTTAATGGACCAGACGTAGCAGATGCTAAAAAAGCAACATTAGATAATGTTGGTGTATTCCAATCTCCAGTATTACAGCCAGGTGTATATGCAGACGATGCAGCACGTGATGCAGCTGTTACAGCACCAGCGGCAGGAATGATAATTTTTAATACTACAAACACTAAATTCCAAGGCTACACAGGCAGTGCTTGGGTAGACTTAAACTAATCACATTACTTTAAAAACTCCTAAATGTAGGTTAAATACTACAGAAGGAGTTTTTTTATGACCAAAATAATTACAGATCCACAAAACTATACTAGAGAAGATTTAAGAAACTTAGACTGGGATATGGTAAAGTTAAATGTTACTGTAGATCCTAAACCTTTACTAGAATGGTTTGAAACTGTAAAAACTACTTCTCCCGAAAGTCTATTTTTGTTTTCTATGAAAGATTTATTCCAATCACATTTCTTAGAAAACCCTAGAATGAACGGCATCTGTGTAGGGGATGCTGGTTATTGGACTTTACAATGGCCTGTACAAAGAACAGATCCTATACCAGGACCAATGTTTTGTGATAAAGAAAAGTTTCCTGAATTAGAAGTTTCTACTTGGGAAAGTGGAATGAACAATCATTTAGATCAATATTATTTTGGTGCATATAAAAATATGGTTGAAACCTTAGGACAAGATGCATGGACCTGGGGTAGAGCTATGAATTGCGGCACTGAAGCAGGTATAGGTCCTCATCGAGATCACGACGGTGAAGATATGTCAGAGCATATGATTAGGTTACATGTTAATTTAGAAACTAATAAGGATTCATCATGGCATTTCTTTTCACAGTTAGGGGAAACACCTGCTGACACTTGGCAATACGAACGTGCAAGTTATAATCCTAAGCCCGGTGAAGTTTATCTAGTTAATGTTAGCAATGTACATGCTCCTGTAAACCACGGCGATGATGAATGGATATTGTTACACTCTGATCCATCAAATGATGCTGTAGATAGATTATTAAAAAGCAAAACTCATATTACATACAATGACTAATATTAAAACAAGATTGAATACTTGTATTCCTTACAAAAAGACTGACTGGCCGTATCAACACGACAGTATGATTCCTAATACAAGTTCTAATTACTACGGACCTGATAACGAAAGACTACACGAGCGTAACAAAAAATATCAAGATAATAGTTGGATATACAATAGCAAAGAGATTAATTACAACTTTAACAGTTTAGGATTACGTATGTCTAATGAAGTGGATTTAACTAAAGACTTAATTTATTTTAGTGGCACAAGTTATACTTTAGGTATTGGTGTAGACGAGAAAGATAGGTACACTGATATATTGTCTAAAGAACTAGACACACCTATGCTAAGTTATGCTGGTCCTACATACAGCACTAAACTACAAGTTATATCATTTTTTAATTATGTAAACTTACACGGTGCTCCAAAAAGTGCATGTTTTGAATTTCCGCCTGCACACGGATATACATTTCTTACAGATAATTTTGCTCTTACATTTACTGGCGGTCATAGGCCTAAATGCAATTATGTAGAACCTTATGAATTACTAGAACGCACTGACTTCTTACAAAACGAAGCAGAAATATACGTAAACATGTTAGAAGTATTTTGTAAAACTAACAACATACCATTAACAATGTTTAGTTATTTTCCTACTACTTTGCCTATTATACGTATTGATATTGATCTATTAGGTATTGACGATAACAATAAAAAATTTGCTAGAGATATTTGTAAACAAAACGGTACTATATCAGGCCATCCAGGTATAGGTGTACATAAACATACAGCAGATATATTAAAGGATAGACTACTATGAGTATAACACTTTACACATCAGGTAGTACAGATGAACCTAAACAAATAACACACTCTTGGGAATACATTAATGAATGTGCTAGACGTAGTGCTAAAGAAATACAACTAACCAGCAAGGATGTTGTATTAGATGTGTTTCCTGCTAATACTATTGCACATTGGACTATAACAGCGTATCCTAGCGTTTTAAGCGGCGCACAGTACGTTTGTAGCAACTTTACACCATATACGTACATACAAGCATTTAAACGCTTACAACCGTCTTATATTGCGCTTATACCGCGTCATTTAGAGCTTTTACAAAGTACAAAAGGCTTTAAAGACTTAGATATGAGTTGTGTACGTTACATGGTAACAGGTAGTAATAAAATAGATCAAGACTTTATAAATGCATTTAAAAATAGAGGTGTACAGTGTGTAGCAAACTGGTATGGCATGACTGAGTTTCCTCCGCCTATTCTTATAGGTTATGATAGTCCTAGTTTTGATTTGCATAATCGACCAACAGATGATCATATAATGTTTCACCCTGTAACAGCAACATCTTCTTTAGGTGAAGCAATAATAAATGGTAGAGCTACAGGTGATATTTTTGATACAAGCACAATGACATTCTCACATAGAAGAAAAGAAGCAAATGGAAAAACTTGGAAGACTGACGTTTAGAACATTATCTAAAACTGACAGAGGTGCTGTTGAGATATTCTGTAATTCTCAGTCTTATAGTAACAATACTTCTTTAGAAAAAATGAAATGGGACTGGTGTCCGTTTTGGTGTGCAGCATTTGACCAAGACCGTATTGTAAGTATTGCTGGTGCTCACAAACTTCCTGAAGTTAGTCCTGATGCTTATAGACTATTATTTAGAGGCGCACAATTACCAGGCTATACGTTAGGCACTGGTAGAAATATATTTAAAACTGGAATACAGTTAAGTTATCTATTGCCTATACAGATTGATTGGGCAACTAAAAATCCTAACGCAGAACTTTATATTAGTACTAACATTAACAACGACGGCGGCAAAAGCCAACGTATAAACAATACTATTATGCCAATGCTTGCTAAAACAGGAATTTGGACTTTAGATCGTAGGATGGAGTTATACAATGTTCCGCAGAACTTGTGGCGTATTAATGTTTCAAAGTATATGGAAGAGCGTAACCGTTCGCTAAACACCTAAAACTATATTCGTCAAAAATAGTAAACGGTTTCTTTTTAATTTCAATTTCTTTTACTTCATTTTGCCAGTATGGTGTATTCTTACTTGTTGCTTCATAATGCAATGCAAGAAAATCTTCAATATGTTTTACAATCTTAACATATTGTCTATTGTAAACTTTTTGTTTACCATATAGTTTAACTAGCATTTCAATCTGATATTGTATTAGCCAAATTGCTTGTGCTTCTAAAGGCTCAATAAATCCAGCACTCAGCCCTATGTTTAGTATGTTATCTTGATACGGTGTTGGGCAATATTTACTTTCCCAGTGTAATACTCGCATTTTATCTAGTTCAAGATTATAAGGACATGTTTCGATAAACTCGCGTTTAGCATCGTCAACTGTTTGATGTTCTGTACTAAACACATAACCATTACCAATACGATTTTGTAAATAAATATTCCACATCCACCCGTTACTCATAGCAGTTGTTTCTGTGTAGTATTTTAACTCTTTATCATAACTAGGTGCTACTACAGCACAATTATTTTTAAGACGTGTACTAACCATTTCTCTTTGAGGAAATAATTTATTAAATCCTGTACAATTAATAATCAAGTCTGCTTGTAAATCATCAATATTATCTAATGTACGTGTTTCTAATTTAACACCATTTGGCAATGCTACTTTATCACGCAACATAATACCAAATTTATTTGCATCTATATGATATGCATGACGCCATTTTTTATTTGGCAACTCGTAATTTTCCATCCAACGCATTTGTTCGTCGTGTTCTGTTTCATCAAAACAAAAATGATGGAACCAACTTTCGCCGTGCCAGTTTTTATGTTTAATTGTATACTTACGAACCGCATTGCAATTATCAAATAAGTCTTGCTCAGTTAATCCGCAATCATGTATAAAGTCATACATACTAGGCAGTGTACTTTCACCTACACCTATTATAGGTATATCTTGACTTTGGATAACTGTAATATCCCAGTCAGTCTTTTTAGAAAGGTATGAGGCTGTCATCCAACCTGCTGTTCCGCCGCCTACAATAATTATATTCATACGTTTATTTGTGTCCTTAAAAAAATATTTATTTTTCCTATGGGAATTTTAAAATGTAAATGGATTCTATCTGTAGAGCCTTTGTTAATTGTAGTGTGTATGCGTTTTGTATTTACAATGTAAACATTATTAGGTTCTAATACATACGGGTGTTCGTTAATAATAAAATGCGAATCGTTATTAGCATACAACGGAATATGTACTCTTACATGTTCATCTTTATCTGCATGCGGGGGTATTCCTGAATTTTGAGGATGTCCAGTAATTACTAATTCTTCTATATAAGGAATTTGATCATATAGTTTTTTAGCAAACCCTTTGAGCATCTTAGTAGGTTTTATAATAGGATCAAATGCTTTTTTGTCTTTACGCATACCCGGAGGTAATGGACGTTCGTCTACGTTTTCACAATTAGTTAATATTGCGTAACCATATAATCCTTCAAGATTAGTTCCTGAAACTTCAGGCATTGTCCATTTCAAGTAGTCAAAATTATCTACAAGGTCATTATAGTATTCTTTAAGTTCATCAAAATTAAATTTTACATTTTCTATTTTTTTACAATCAAAGTTTATTTGGGCTGGATCTAATATCCAATCTGTGTTTAGTAGTTCATCTACATTGTCGATAGGTATTTTAAATATTAAATGTATTCTGTCTGTATCGCCTTGGTTAATTGTTCCATGTTGATTAGTAGTATTAATAAGATATGCTTTACCCTCTTGTAAATTATACTTTGAATCGCCAAATACAAAATAACTTTGATCATTTGTCTGTATAGGTATATGTACTTTTACAAACTCAGTATTATCTATATGTTGTTGTATAACTGTATTAGGTGGATGGGCACTTATAACTGTTTGCCTAACATCGGGTATTGCATCTACAATATACTTGCCAAAACCAAATACAAGCTCTGTAGGGTTATCAAACGTGCCTAATACTTCAGTATCATGTTTAATGTCATACGGTGGACAAGGCTTTGTAGCATCCTTTAAATTACTTTGTATAGCCCAACTGTATACATCATTTACTTTGTGATCTAATGTATTTGTACTATCTGGTTGCCACTTTAAATTGTCATACTGAGATACTTTAGCATAATAGTCTTTTAGTTCTTGCAACGAAAATTTAAAGTTAGGTAATTCTTTAATATCAAAATCAAACATCATGATACCTTTCTAATAGACTATAAACATGTTTGTTATGACCACTGTCATCTATTGTTTCGTTATTATAATGCTTTTTAACGTAGTTGGCAACAGCAACACTTCTTGATTGTCCTTTTGCACAATATACATGTAGTGTTGCATTTTTAGGAATCTTGCGTACAAAATATATAATTTGTTTTGCTTGTTTATCGCTACATGCTGTAGCATGTATTATTCGTTGTGTGTTATTGTACCACTTGATTGCTTTTAAACCTGTCTTTTCAACATCCTCAAATTTTAAATTTAAAACATTATCTGCATCTGCCATAACAGGCTCAGAATGTATCCAATTACCATTACTGTGTATACCAATAAGATATTCGTTGTTAGGTATAGGGTGCATATCTTTCATTGCATATGTTTTTACATTAACCATGCTTTTACGTCCTCAGTCCACACTTTACCATAAAGGTGTACTCTGTCTGTTGTGCCTTTGTTTTCAACACTATGAGGAAGTGTTGTGTTTACAAGATATGCCCAACCTGGTTCCATATGATATTCTTTACCGTTTATAATCCAATTACTATCTTTGTTAGTGTGTATAGGAATATGTACTCTAATTTTATCAGGACTATCTTGATGTGTGATCAATTTAGTTCCAGTTACATGCTCAGTTACTAACCATTTTTTACTACGAAAAGGTAGACTTTTTACAACGTCTAATCCGTATCCTGTAAAACATTTTCTAGGATTCAATTCATCGTTGTCATTGTCTCTATACTCTGGCTTTGCACATCCTTGCTCAAAAGGTTTAGGACCTTCTTCGTCACTATTCCAGCATAACGTATAGTAACCAGTTTCGTCAGGTATAATATGTCCAGTCTCTCCAGTAGGGTCACTAATTGGAAACTGCCACACATGATGATTTTCTCCTACAACAAATTTCCAATCTTTGTAATTTCCTTGTAGATCATTATACCAGTCCTGTAACTTTTTTACATCAACACAAAATATACGTTTAACGTCAAAACCTAAATCAACTGTTTGATGTTCTTCTATATATCGTTTCATTTCCAATTTACTAAATCCATAAATTTATTATTATGTATATCAGCAATTACATTTGCCCTTGATGTAGGACTAAAGTTTGTAGTAGAGTGCGTAACTCTAGAATTTATAATGTAAATATTTCCTGGTTCAAAATTATATTCTCTGTTCCATTTTTCTCCCCAGTAAAATTTGCTATTATCATATGTCATAGGAATGTGTAGTCTAGCACAGTATCCATCTGTGTGCGGATGAAGTATGTGTTCAGGCAGGTGTTGTGTAATACGCGGATTGTAAATATAGTTGCCTACTTCTTCTACTATAGATTTCCATTCTCCAAAATTATATTGACTAAGATATATATTATCTTTATAATCAAAGTCCTTTATAACATTACCGTTATTGTCAAAGTAACTTTTTAATTCTGTAAAAAAGTCTATGTCAGCAGCCCAAGGAGGCGGAAGTGGTACATCTCTGTGAGCTGGCCAAGTTAATGTCCACGAATTAATTAATGCTTCGTAGGTTTTGTTACGTTCCCATTCATAATCATTTGTATCAGTAGTAAATTTATTATTAACAGATTCTTTTATGTACTCAGAGCATGTTTGAAAATTAAATTTTAAGTAGTCTAAATTAGATATAACAATATTATACCAATGTTGTAAATTTTCAACATCTATTTTTTTATCTAATATTATAATGTCCCATTCTAAACTTTCTAAAACTGACAAGTCAACTTGAGAAGGTTGCAGAACTTTATCCATTTGTTATACCTATTACATTTAAGATATGGCCTTCAGTTACTCTTGTAATAATATGAGATCTATAGTCGTCACTATCGTTAGTAGTTCCGTGCCAATCGCCAGTGTTAAGAATATATGCTTTACCTTCTTTCATATGATAAGAGCGTTCTTTGTTTTCACCAAAATGGAAATAACTGTTTTTGTTGCTTTCTATAGGAATATGTAATTTAAGTACTTTACTATCTATGTGTTGACGTATGTACATACCTGGATGATGTCTAGTAACGATTGCTTGTCTAAAAGCATCTGACCCTAATTCTTCTACTAACTGTTTAAAATAACCAAAGTGTAATTTAGGCATAATTTTTGCATCGTTAATAAAGTTATCGTAATCTACTTCAGGATACATTTCAGCATTACATTGTGCTGGAGGCGGTAGTGCTTCATAACGTTCTATAGGCCATGCTAGGGTTACACCATCAATTGGTCCGCAATAGTAACCGCAAAACCCTTGCTCTACCATTTCTTTACTTTTTTCTAAGTTAAGTTTTTCAGACATCTTGTTAAAGTTAAACAACATGTGATCAAAGTTTTCTTTAACGTCAGTCCACCATGCTTTTAGACTTTCAACATCTACATTATAGTTAAGTTCAATTATATCCCAATCGTTATTGTTATATAAGAAATCGTAAGTTAAGCCGTGATTAATAGGATCGTAGTCTTTAATTATTCTCAAATCTTGGATGTGTTGTGTGTTTTCCATTTCTTAACCTTTCTCTCATATCCATTGCGACATAGTCGTGCCCATATAGCACTAAGTCTTCTGGAATCATTTCTTCAAATTTAAACCAATGCTGTTCAAGTTGTTCTGGTTCTACATTCCATTGGAGCATTTCGCTTGACCAAATATTTGTAGTCCACAGTACTTTTGTTCCTTGTGCAGTATTTATTAGTTCAAATAATTGGTTAGGTTGTGTTACTAAGTCTACTACATTAAAAGTATGTTTTAGTTGTCTGTATCTATCCCATAACTCTTTAAACGCTTCTCTGCCTCCATGTTCCTTAACTTCTTGTTCCCAAAACTTTTTGTAATTTCCTCTATAGGTACTACTAAAGTTATATTTAAGATCATGTTCTAATAACCATTTGTCTAAATCATATCCATCCCAAGTTTCTAGCAAGTGTTTTTTATAATTTAAACTTGCTTCACACCAATCAAAATAATTTACTGTAGTATCTTTATGAAAGCCGTTTGTGTTTAATATAGCAAGTGGCTTAAAGCCGGCGGCGGCACTAAACAAATGATCAATTAATTTACCATCTGTTCTTACTCCCTCACCTGAAAGTGTTTCTGTATTAAATGCGTATACTCTATCTTTTTCTATAAATTCTTGATATCCAAGTTTGCGTATCCAAGCCGCTTGACTTTGATTTAAGCCTTCGTCTTGATCTTTGTTAAGCCATGCATTTGCAAGTTGCTGGGTATTCTCATATGGATATAAAAATACTTTACAATCACGCATATCATTTGTTAAATTATCTATAGTTATGCCTGCACGTATAGCAATGTCTATCCAGTTACTTCCGTCTGCTGTAATCTCAACATATTTTTCTTGTGCATTGTCTGCAGGACCTATCCACTTAGGAGTATAATGGCTATGTACTGTATCTTCACTAAGTTTGTAATTTTGTAGTAAAGGCTTTCTATCTCTAAATACACCCATTTCGTCAAACTTAGGTTTGCCAAGTTCTACCCATTTTTGTAAATTAACAAATAGGTATTGTCTATGCAATCCAGGATACGAACCTTGCATTCCTGTTTGTGCTTCTTTGTCCATTATATGACCTATTGCAAAGAAGTCTTTATTGTTATCATAGTAATTTAAACTTTGAGTTATTAAACTAGGTCCTCTAAATAAAAACAATCCTTGACATGCAATCATTGCAAACTCTTTATTCTTTTGAAGACTTTGTTCTAATATTTCTTCAACAGTTTTATGAAATCCTACATAACTACACATGCCCATTTTAATCATACGATTAATATAAAAATAAGTCATATCAAAACATCGTTTTTGTAGCCATGCATTATCTATATCACGATTAATATTAAGTATGCCGATGCCTACTCTGTTATCAATTTTTAGATCTTCGTAATAGCGATCAATAGTAATACTATTCCAGTCTTTCATTTTACCCTCTGTTAGTATAGTAACTTGCTCTTAAGACATAGAAAAAATCTCTAATACGTCTACCAAGTTCGTAATGTATAATCATATGTATTCTTGGCTGATCACTGTTATTATATACAGCATGAACATTAGATATATCCATTAAGTATGCACTACCATTATCATCAAACGGAACTCTGCCGTGATCTTTAAAAACAAATCTACAACCTTCAGGATTGTTTAAACTTATATTACAAACACTCAAACGTTTTTCTTCATCTGATCTATCTTGATGTGGAAGAATATATCCACCTGGTTCAAGTAACATAAACCTTACACGATTTAAAAACTCCGCGGGCCATACATCTGTTAAAAACTTTTTAGTAACAGGACATTCATCTGCTACCCAAGTCCAATCTAACTGTTTAATTGATTCTTGTCTATCGCCATAACTATTCAATGTTTGGGTATCTTCATTCAGTCCATGTAGTGTTAGGCTTTTCCAGCCTTTTCCATATGTAGTTTCTCTATGTAAATGAAACTTATCTGCAAGTGCTTCAGCTTCTTTGTGCATTTCTTTCCACGGTTGATTGTCTAATGCACTTAATTTAAAACACGGCCAACCGCTTTCCATTACAACCCATTTAGGATCGAATTGTTCTGGATATGTTATATCTATTTGCTTGTCATTTTCTAACAAGTACTTCTCTAATTCAGCGTTCATGTTTACTTTTTTCTTTACCCTGTAGTGTTAAATATACTTATGCTAGTTTTTAAGGAGTGTGTTTAGTCGTGAGATGTAAATATCTTGATAATCAAATCAATGTAGGTACTAATGGATCATATAGATTGTGCTGTATGAGCTTAGAACCTGAGGGCGAATACAATATCAAAACACACACACCGCAAGAATGGCACGACAGTGATTTCCATAGAGGTATTAGAGAGCAAATGGCAAGCGGTGAATGGCCTGATGCTTGTAGGCGTTGCAAAGAAATGGAAGAACACGGCCTACAAAGTCAACGTCAAAAAGAAAGAAGATACGGTCCAGGACTCAGTCATTTAGATTTACGTTTAGGCAATAGTTGTAATTTAAAATGTATTAGTTGTTGGCACATGAGTTCTAGTTCAATAGCAGAAGAAGCAGTTGCTATGCAGAAAGCAGGTGTTACACCGCTACACGGTGTATTAGATGTTCCGCATTTTAATTGGGCAGATGACACAGCATTTGATAAATTACTTGATCTACCAATTAATGAAGTATACATGACCGGCGGTGAACCTATGATGGTAAAACACTTGCCTAGATTTTTAGAAAGATTAGACCCAGAAACAATAATACGTTTTAATACTAACTGTACAATTTGGAATCCTAAATTAGAAAAGTTACTTAGAAAATTTAATATGGTTATTATGAGTTTTAGTTTAGATGCTACTGACGATCGTATAAACTATATTAGACACGGCACTAAATGGAAAGAAGCAGAAGAAAATGCAAAACGTTGGGCTGACTTTTGTAAAGTTGATATAAGTCCTACTATTAGTACTTTGAACGCATGGTTCTATGACGACATAAAAGAATATGCAGACAAACGCAACTGGAGTATCTTTGAAAATTTACTTATGACTCCTGATTGGTTACATGTTAAAAATGCACCCGACGAATTAAAAGCACAATTTCAAGGTGTAGATAAATGGATGAATGAACCTGCTAACTTGCTAAAACAAGAAGAATTTAAATACAATATTACTAAGTTGGATAGTTGGCGTAAAATGTATATAAAGGATTACCTACCTCCGGTAGCAAAAGCATATGGACTTAATTAAAACAAATAAACAAAAAAAGAGAAGTGTTTATAAAGGTGACGGTTACTATAGAAAACTATGGCACTTTGTAGATACAATATGGCTAGACGAACACGTAAAAATGCTTAAAAATATTGTTCCTGATTATGTTGTATACCATGGACACAACGACGAGTGCATGTGGTTAGATACAAAAGAGATAGAAGGAGTTCCAGCAAGTACACTAGAACACACACCAGAATTTATAGAAAAAGTGTATAAATTTTGTTTAGACAATATTGAGCAAACTTTACCATATGTGCATGGCGATTGGGTGTTAAGTAATATAATTGTTAACGGTGATGACATGTACATGATTGATTGGGATAATTGTAATGTATATCCTAAACATATGGTTATAGAGAAAATGCAGAAAGATTTACGTAGTGCATTTGGAGATAAATTTGACCCCTCAAAGTTTTAGTTATCCTACAGTATATAAAAATAAAATATACATTCCCCCTTACGGATTAGACAGTGTTGTAGACTACATGCTAGTGTTTGACACTGATACAGATTCATTTGAAAAAATACAGTTACAAGTAGACGACAGTTTTGAAAAATGGCAACGTGGAGTAGTTGTTGGAGATAAAATATTCTTTTTACCATATAACGAAAGTAACATACTAGTTGTAGATACAAAGACAAATGACATTAAGTACCTTGATACATTTGACGACAAAGGTAAATGGTTATGTCCGCATGTATACGGTAACAGTATATTTGCGTTACCCTATGGTGAACATAATGATTTTAGTTGGGCAATATCTATTGACACAGAAACATATACTAGATCATATGTAAATATTAAATCAGCAAGTGATGCAAAGAAATGGCATACTACGCAGCTACTAGGTAATAAAATTATAGGCGTTCCACGTGGCGAAAACTTAGATAATTATTTTTCAGAATGTATCGAGTTTGACTGTGATTCATTAACATACAAACTTACTGACCTAAGCAACCATTGGCAAGACTATGATAGTGAGCCAATGACAAATAAAAAATTTACTACCCTTGCTAATAGTAATGGAACATTGTATGCTCCGCCATACAGTGAAAATCCAAACTTCGATATTATGTTAAAATACAACGGTGCTTGGGGAAGTATACGAACAGGGATAAAAGGCACTAGTAGAAAATATTATTCGCACACTGTAGCAACCAACGGTAACATTTATTTTCCGCCGGCAGGGCATGACGAAGACTGGAGTGAAATGTTAGTTATACTTGCTAACGGAGAACACTATACAAAAGACCTTGGCATTGGCAAAGAAAGTAAAAAATATTTTGCTGGATTAGAAAACAGCCAACGTAAAATATATTATATACCTAGAGGCGGCTGTGTTTGTGAACCTGTTGACACTTGGAAGAGTCAAGGAGACTTAGCAGAAGTATTAGTTATAGATACAGAAACAAATGAAACATACACTATTGATGTAAGTGAACATTTTACAGACAACACTACTATTGAAAAATACAACCAATGTGTAATTATTAACGATATCATATATGCATTTCCATACGGCGAAAGTGATTCGTTTCAAACTGTACTAGTATTCGATACAATTAAGGAACAAGTTATAAAAACTTTTGATTTAAATGATGTATAAAGCATTTGAAGATTTTTACAAAGAAGAAAGTATAAAGCACCTATTACTCCTTGACTGGAATAATACTTTAACAAGCCCACCATTTGCTACAGAACAATGTAAAAATTATGCAGATGTTTGGCGTTTTAATAAAGACACTATAACATTAGATCTGCCGCCTGCTACTAGCAAAACTAATGCTCCTATTGTATTAGATAACGACTTATGGCTTATACCATACGGTATATACGACGAACTCAATGTTGTGGTACAAATTAAAGACAATGATGTAGTATATCACAAATTACCATTTGCAGGCAAAGGACAATTTTACAGCATTGCATCAAACGGTACGTCTGCTTTTAGTTTTCCTTTAGGTTACGAAGGTACTAACTACGGATTGTATATTAACAACGGCAAAGTTACAGAACATAAACTACCCTACAAAGGTAAAAAGTTACACATGGGAACTGTGTACTGTAATGGAAAATACTGGAGCATGCCAAGAGGCGATGAACCTGGTTACAACAAACTGTTGAGCTTTGACGGCGAAGGCTTTGAAAGTTTTGAGCTAGATGTAAACAGTAACATTACTAGAAAGTTTAGTGATATAATAGTCAAAGATAATATACTGTATAGTTTGCCATTTGGCGAAACACCTGGTATGAACGAAATAGTAGAATTTGATACAACTACTAACAAAGCAACATATTATAACATGAGACTACCTCATGACTTTGCTAAAAAATACAATAGTGGCGTATTAGTTAATAATAAAATAATTGCACTACCGTATGGAGACGAATATACTCAAGACAGTAATTGGGGCATAATATTTGATACCGATACAAAAGAAAGCAAAACTTTTGGTATTGGTCTTAACTTTGGTGGCAAATATAGATATCGTTGCGGTGTAGCACTAAACAACAAAGCAATATTTTTTCCATCAGGTACACCTAGTTGTCCTATAATGAGTGTTGACGAAAATGGAAATACTAACACTTTGTATCTTACAGATTACCTGTTAGGTAGACCACATGTAAAGAATAATTTAATATGTTGTATGGCATACAGAAAGGCTGACAGTCAACACTTTGTATTAACATTTGATAGTGAATTAAAGTTGTTGAACAGCAATCAACTCTTTACGTAAATAGATATCACTTAAACAATAACATTTTTCTTTACCGCACGTAATTGTTTTATCAGGCAAATTATATTTTTCTAAATTACCTATCTTGCCACCTTGCTGGCATTCAGCACGGTATATGTCGCCCCACATGTCAATACTAATCATATCCAAACCTGCCCAACAGTTCCAACCTTTGTGTGCGTTAAGCTCGTTGACTATTAAGTCATTTGCATTAATGTCCTTGCTATCTAATAGTAAGCCGCCTCTGTGTAATTTTGTGTCATCTAGGTTACGTGTATAAGGCCAATTGGTTATAATATTTTGTTGTGACATTGAATATGCACTTACTTCGTTAGTAGGGTAGCCTTCAATTTCTTGTTTGTCTAAAATAACTTTTGGCCATATCATTACATTGTCACTACAATTAAACAAGCGTTCTGCAATGTCTAATAGCTCGTCAAAATTATCAGGTAACATCATAAGATTGACAGCAACAGGACAAGTCATTACTTTTATAACTTCTATTATATGATCAATGTCAGCAAACTCAGGGTGATAACTTATAATCATTCCGTCAGTATGTTCTGTTATCTCTGCGAAGTATTCTACTTTTTGGCTTGCATTAGTTAGAAAACTAAAATACTGTCCTTGCTGTTTTACAAGTTTAGCCATGTCAATAAAATGTTTCCAGTAGGTAGGTTCACCGCCTGAAATCCTATAGCAAATTTGTTTGCCATTAGCGTTAAAGTTTTCTACAAAGTTTTTAACAGTGTCCCACTTTTTATGCCCTGTACTTCCATCATGTAGTCTACTTGGACAATAGGAACATCGGTAATTGCATTTGTTAGACAGTGTCCAACTAACTAAAAACCAATCTGCCTTTGCAGGATCTTTGTAAGAGAGTTTCATTCTGCCATTGTGTTATCTAGAACTAGTTGTTGTGTACGTTCATTTAATTTTACTGTTAAAATTAACGAATACAAGTTATCACTAAAACTAAACACACTGTGATCTAGTTGGAAGTTTGTAAAATAAACAAACCCAGGTTCTGGATATAATGGTTTACCATCTATCATCTGTACATAATTTTCAGGACTACAACGTCCAAACACTACTAGCAATCTAAAGTATTCTGGACTTACACCATGGAAATCTCTATGTGGAGGGAAGAAGCCTCCTTGGTCTACTTTTACAATATGTACACGACCAATATCAGGTGCAAACACATCTACCAATCTTTTAATTTCTGGAATACTATTATACACTTCTGTTGGTGTATTAAAATTTTCTTCCTTCATTTCTATATCATGGTATTTCTGCATATGACCAAAACTATTCAAATGATAATTGTCCATTACATCGCCAGTGTGACTTGTTATTGGTAGTCCCCAACGATTATTGTGAGTGTCTTTCTTAGCATTGTATGGACACCAGTTGTCCTTAAACTGTTCTAGTTGTTGCTCAACTTGGTGATGGTCAATATGCCATTTTAGTTTTACTTGGTTACCTAAGTTGACTAAACTTTGCCAACGTAGTCCTCTTTCAATTTCTTCAGGTGTCATATATTTCTCAATTCTTTAAACGTATTTCTAAAGTTTAATTCTCTTGTTTTATCGCATATTTCTAAGTATTGTACAGCCGCTGGAAGTTTATGTGACCAATCTTCTGAATTCATATAATCAACTAATCCTAACCAACGCATTTTGCCATAAGCACTGTTTATGAATTCGTGTGTGTTAATACTATTAGCAAACTTACTTATCGTATCTGCGGCTTGGTCTTTTAAGTCTTGAGGTAGTACTCGTACATTTAAGTACGACGGTAAGTACACTAAATGCAACCCTATAATGCCTCCGCCATAAGGCGCACGGTTTATTTTTTTAAAGTTTTGATCTAACTTCCATTGTGCAAGTTCTGCTAAACTATGTACGTTGAGAAGTTGTACAGCACAGGCAAGATTAACAGTAATATGGTCTGAAGTGTTATCAAGTAAATGCATATTACTTACAATGCTATCCCATTTACTAGGATGTCTTATGTAATCATTCTTTTCGCCAACACTATCAATACTAAAATTAAATTTTACTTCTTTGAAGTATTCCCACATATCTAGCAACCTTTGCGATATGTCTGTAGCATTACTATTGTATCTAAGTATACAATCTTTTGCATACCCTTCGTCTATCATAAATTGTAGTATTGCATAATGTTCTGGTATGAGTAACGGCTCGCCGCCAGCAAAGTATAATTCTTTTATATGGTGTGCTTGATTTTTTACAGAGTCTAAGAAACTACTTTTCTTATACCATACATAATCAAAACTAGGATCCCAGCCTTGATCTTGTTTTAAATCTATAAGTTCGTATTTCGGATATTGTAATTTCCAATCTTTGACCCACTTTGAACTATCATGCGGACTACACATAATGCATTTTAAATTACATAGGTTACCTAATCTTAAATCAAAGTAAGGTATGTTTACAGGCAACGTGCCGTCTTCTTGTGTTTGATCAACAATTTCTTGTACATCAATCCTTTCATTCCACACTTCAGTTTCCCAATTCCTTTTGCTTTTTATACCCTTTTCTTCTTCTTCAAAACATTTTCTGCAACTTGAAGGGATTTCATCATTAAGCATTTGCAATCTAGTATTACGCATTTGCTCACTATTCCAAACTTCCTCGATAGTGTGATCACGTAGATTCATGTTAATACCATCTTGTTTAACAAGTCCTACTTCCTTGTCGTCGGTCTTGCCTGCGCCACTAGCGTTTGCTGTACAACAAACTCTAACATCGCCATTTGGTCTAGTTGCTAAATGTATCCACGGTAACGGGCAAAACGTTTTACGCATTAAATTTATGTCCTATAATCATATATCTTGTATACTTAGGTGTTTTAAATTCTCCAACATATGCAACATATATTTTTGATTGCTGTACAAAATCTTCCATACTACTTGCACATCTTATGTGTTCATCAAGGTCAACATAGTTATTACTTTGTAGAACTACTTTAGTACCTGGCTGAATATTGCTTAACCATTTATCATATTGCTCTTGTGTTAAATGCTCGCAACTAGTGTTAATAGCAACATCTGCATCTGTAGTGTACTCGCACATATCTGCTGTTGTAGCAAAAAATCTTCCGTCCATATGATAACGCATGTTAATAGTTTCTGCAATAGGCTTGCAACTAGGATCAATATCTATACTTTCAATTTCTGGTATGCACAAGTCACTGTTGAACAATAAACTTGCAAGTACTCCATTCCAGCCTCCGTATACAGCAATACTACCTTGAACTTTGTATTCTTGCATTTGTTCTATTAACCAGAGTTTGCTATGTACTTGACCTTTCCAAAAACTTTCTAAGGTACGATATCGATTTTCGCTGTTACGAATTGCGTCCATCCAAAATAGTACGTCTTCAATATCAACTTTCAAACTGAGCTCCTAGTTTATCAAACTTGCCACATTGTTTTTGGCATTCTTTTAAACATCCGTTTGACCATGTGCTTTCTATACTACTAAAAAAGTTACTGTCAAATATTTCTTGTAATGTATGTTTATTTAAATTAGGAAAATTTCCTATTTTATCCATGTAATCAATTCTACTTTCGCTAACTGGTGGTAGCCATTCTAAGTCTAGCCAACAGCAAGGTGCTATGTTACCATTAGCACCAACATATATAGAATTAGATTCTTGTGCTTTACAAGTTATTGTTGGGTTTATTTCTTGTTTTGCTTCTTCTACTATTTTTATAAAACTTTCACTTGTTTCTGTTGGATACAAAATATCAATTGTTTTTCCATTATCATCTAAAACATTAAATTGACCATTTTTAAATCTACTAGAATTCTTATATTTAAAATCACTAAAACCTAGTTCGCTCGCAAGTTGTCTACAATCTTCTACTTGATGCTTATTATGACGGAACACTAACATATCCCATCTAGCATTGCCGCCTGCCTTTATAAATGTTCTTGCATTTACTAGTATAGTGTGAAAGTCTGTGTTTATTCTATAACGAGAATGTGTATCTGCTAAACCGTCTATTCCAAATACTACAGTTACACCAACACTAGCAAGTTCTTGCCACCATGCACTATTCCTTGCACTACCGTTTGTATGCATTTGCAAAATGATGTTAGGGTTTACTTCGCGTAAGTATTTGTATATGTCAAGTGTCTCTGTGTTAATAATAGGATCACCTAAGTTGCCACACATATTAACTTTGTCAAGTTGTTGTATAAAACTAACCGGAAACCATTCTTTAAATGTTTCTAAGTTTATATCGTCTAGTGTTACAAACGGCATCATAGGACCGCCTTGCATACGTCTTGGGCACATTGGACAACGTGCTTGACATCGCGAAGTAACTTCTAAATGTATGTCTCTTATTTGATCTAACCTATACATCACGCCAACCCTTGTTAAGTTCTTTTACTTGCTCAAATATATTTGTATTCATGTCTAAATTATTCATAGTAGATATTAAAAAGTCTAAGTCCTTTGGCAAACACTTGCCAGCGAATCCTTGTTTACCGTCAAGTCCTGGAACGTCTAAATATGACTGTTTTGGTTGTACAGCAAGAAACATATCTTTTACATTGTTGTAATCTGCATCAACATTGTTTGCTATATCGTAGAATATATTTGCAAACGCTATACGCATTACCGCAAGATTGTTGGAAAACATTTTTACAAGCTCTGCTTCTAATGTAGAACATTCTACTATGTCCTCGTCATATTTAAGCCATGTTGGAATATTACTATCACATCCTACAACTAAAGGACGATTAAGGCAGTCTGTTTTCCAATGCCTTTCACGTAAAAACTCTGGCATGTATATTACACATGATTTGTTTATTCTTTTACATGTACCAAGTGGCAATGTACTACGTATTATAACTGTGTCTGCTTTGAGCTGTTGTACTTCACTAATTAAAACATCAATATCACTATCTGTTTCAGTGGGTAAACATACAAACACTGTTTCGGCACTATCTAATATACTTCTATCTGTACCTAAATCAATGTCATGGATAGTTGTATCATCAGGTAAATCTAATCCTAATTTAGTTGCTTTGCCAACAAACCCATACCCTAGTATACCAAACATCATATCTTCCTCTTGGGTATTTTGCTATCTGCACTACTTACACAAGTGTTAGTAACACACTTAGATGGTGTCTTAAACAGCGTAAAACCGTCTGTAAGCGTGCCTAAGGCTTCTTGGTGGCAACTATATGCCCGCTTTACTTCATTGCTACGTATAACGCAACTTTGATACCCTGCGTTACATTCCCAACCATTAAATTTATTAAAGCCAAACGCATTAAATCTTTCTGCTTGATCTAATTCGTACTCTACTCCTTTATTATCTTTGAGTAGGACTTGTGGAACGGCTTTGCCTTTCCATGTTTGTGGGAATCCAGTTCGCATTGTTGCGATCTGGTCTTCAGTGTATCCATGTACCACGTGGGAGGCGGTAGGATCGGACTGGGGCTTGAGAGTGACGCTAATACCTCTGGCGGCAAAGCGTTCCAGCCTTTCATAAAGAACTCCGAAAATTTCTGGAACCATAACTTGATTAATCGTAACATAAACACCTCCATCTATTAGTTGCAAGCATCTATCGCCAAACTCTTGTTCGTTTGCAAATTCTGCGTGATAACTTGCGGTTATACTTCTACGTTCAAGACTTTGAGTATTTTCAATAAATCTAGCCCACCATTTTTCGCCCGGACTTAGATTTGTTGTCATGTGTATGCTTTGATACTCTGGTTCACTATCGTTAGCATAATGCTCAACTATCTTGTTAAAGTATTTATAGGCTGTAGGCTCACCTCCAGAAAAACTAAAGTGGAAATCAGTAAAACCATTTGCACGAGCTTGTGTCTTTATACTATCTATAGTGTTTAAGTACAATTCTAGATCTTGGTGGTCAGGGGTACTAGATCTTGCGTATGGCCAGCAATAACTGCATGAATAATTACAAAATCTAGCCAGTATCCAAGAAACGTTAAAAAGATGGCTCTTTAACATAGTTTTCTGGCCAAACTCTGTTATATCTTGCCATGGTATTTGTTCGTAGTTACTCATAGACGCCGTGCAACATTAAATGCTAGTGTGTATTTGTAGTCATCTTGTAAATGACTGTCACACCAATGTTTTGTTGTTCCTTTAAATAAAATTAATCTACCAGGCTTACAATCGTAAGATACTTTAGTTTCGTTATATTCTGTTTGCTCTTCAGGATGTATTTCTAAATCATAACTTGCTGTACTAAAGTTAATTTTTGCATCTTTAGGAGCATCTAAATAATACACACCTGTAACAATGGCTCCACCGTGTACATGCGGCATATGATAGTCATGCTTGCCTACTTTGTTTGCCCACATATTTGTAATACCAACACTCTCTCCAGCATAACCAAGATCTTTCATAAAGTGAAAAGCCTCTTGTAACATAGCCTGATTAAAATTATCAAATTCTCTATATTGAAATAATTGTTGGTTAGTGTGATGTGTTGTTTGTATACGTGCATCTAATGTCGTGTTAGTTACTACTTCGTTATCAATAATTTTTTTCATTGCAGGAATTTCTTCCAAACAAAAATTATCTTTAACTAAAATAGGTACACAAAAATGTTTATTGATCATTAAACTTTTCCTCTAGCCAATCAAAGTCGTTAATAAGTGCAAGGACTTCGGGCTTGTTTTTATTTTCTTTTCCAAACACAGTGCCTTGTTCAGCACCACGTTTTGCTTCTGCTCTAAATGATGCATCTGGTATAGGATGTAGCCATGCTTGCAATCTATCTTCTGTTTCATCATCAATTTGTCCAGTAATACTTTTACTTGCTAGTTTAGTACATTCTCTAAATGCACTTTTCCAAGTATTATATGCATCAGTATTAAACACTGTATAATTACTTATTTGGTCTACAACTTTAAATCTATCACTAATACTAGTAGTCATGTCAGTTGTGTTAACATCTACATTTTCTGTAAGTAGTCTTGGTAACAGTTTAACACCACCGTTACCGTACTGTAATCCATTAACAGGATTTATACTTCTCCATACATGTACAGTTGTTTCGTCCCACACAGGCACTTGGTAATCAAATTTAAAATCATCACACATATCAGCATCGCCGTCTACTACAAAAAACATTCTAGTTGATGATAACTCAGCGGCTTTTTTGTGTGCTTGATGTATTCCTTTAACATCTCTTACCCAACGTAAACTTATTCTTGGATCGTCTTGCCTAATTTTATCTTGTAATTTTTGAAAATGTTTATCAGCATTGGGCTCTTTATAACTAATGAATACGACATCATAAGGCAACGGCTCTGATACTACTCGTTCGTGTTCTTTTCTTGTTACAACATACCTACTGTTAAATTCACGTCTACCTAGTGTGTGTTTGGTAGTTGTTAGCACAACACCATTGTGATATGTTTCCTCGCCTTTAAATAAATGCTTATACACATGATGCATTTCTCTGTCAGCATCATACCTGCCATCTGTAGGATTGTAGTACAAATCAAATATTGTTTTATCAGTTACATCAACGTTATCCCAAACTAACCAAAACAAAGGACTTGTTTCTGTTAATAGTATTTTTTCATACTGTTCATACGAGCTAACAACATGCTTTGGGTATCTGTATCTACTAGCAACTACATCAACTTCTTTTCTGTTGATTAAAAATCTATGTTCTACTTCTCTTTTAGACAAAGGCTTGTTAACAGATGCAAGTACAACACCACCGTGATAACTTTCTTCATCGTTACATGCATTTTTGTATACATGGTTTTCATTTCTATCATAACTATTGTGGTGACTAAAGTATGACGCTAGTATGACACTTTTGGTTAGTTCTACGTTCTTCCATATACACCAAAACATATCGGTATTACACTTTTCAAGTGCTTCTTCGTAATCTTTATAAGAATCTATATGAAAAACGTCATACCTAGTTGGCATACTTGCTACTATGTCGACTTCTTTTTTGTTTACAAAAAATCTGTGTTTTATTTCTTTTGCTGATATATGTATGTCCTTTGGTACTAAACATATACCATCAAAGTATGTGTCATTTAAAAATGTATGTACATATTTTCTATCCCATTTAGGAACTTCATAATCAAATGCAAAACTATCCTGTACATCTACATCATCCCAAACAACATAAAACATATCGCTCAGAGCTTTACGTTGTGCTTGCTCAAAACTTGTTGCAAACTTAGCCGTAGGGAATCTATCACACAGTTTTTTATACTGTGTTCTATTTTCTTTTGCAGACACGAAAATTATATCATACATCTTGTTATTATACTACTTTTTTAGGGTTTAGTCAAGAAATATTTTTCTGTAGATCGAACAATATTTCTAGTTATTTCTTGCTTAAAATCAATGCTGTTATACACTTGTGCGTTCTTTTTTAAGATAGGTTGCCATCTTTTAAGCAAGTTATAGCGTTCTGTATGCTCTAAATGTACCCAGTACTGTAAAGTATCGTGGAACAAATTAAAACGCACTGTAGGGTCTTGTACGCTGTCGTAGTCGGTGTTTAAACCTGGTAAACGTAAGTTAATACCTATACTATCAAAGTAATCTAGTATTCCGTGTTGTCCTAATACTAAACAAGGATGTCCAATAGCAATTGACCTAAATGTTTTTTCAGTAATAAACAATCCAGGTTCTTCAAAAAACGTTTCTGTAACAACACTGAGCTGACTTGCATTGTAAATGTCTCTATTTGTTACATTACCTAAACCGCCAACAGTATTATCTACATCTACTTTGTATCCATATCCTGATACTAGGTTGTCATGTGTAAACCTTGGTTGACTTTCTAACCAGTCAATGTGCCTACGTCTATGCGGCCTATCAGTCCTATTAAGACTGTTAAATTTTGCTAGGTCACTCCAATTACGTAGTACACTATCAATTACAAGATCATCTTCCTTATACGCTGTTTTGGCATCCCATTCTATACCGCCCTGTATTTCTAACTTAGGATAAACGTTTGCATTTTTACACCATTGTTGATATTCTTCATTTAACCTCAAATTACCACTTACAATTATTACACTATCGTTTGGTAATTTTCTTTGTTCCATATCATGATGCAATGCTTTAAATGAATTCCAATTTTCTCCAATATATGAATCACCTTCTACAATACTAATAATTGCAATTCTACATTTCCCTTGTTGTACAAGACGTATTACTTCCATAGGAATATTTAATAGTGTGTTAAAGGAATCAATGTCCAATGCATCGCCTGTCCATTGATGCGATAGTTTAGAAACTTCGATAGGAAAAATACATTCAGTACTTGGATTGCCAAATCCAACTCCTAGTTCGGGTGTTTTGTATCTCTGTATAAACTGTTTGAATGATCGTACTTTTTTTATTTCAGGTACATGATCTAAATTTAATCTGTCTGGTCTCATAAACTGTAACTTCATTATATACCTCTTGTAAGTATTACACCGTTGTTGTCGCTGTATGCTATTTTATAACCATGTATTACCGCATAGGGTATTACAGGTCCATTTTTACCAAAGTATACTCCTGAGCTTTCGTCAAATGGTGTGTCATCGCATATTATAATACTTTTCTTGTCCATGTAAGGCATGCAACGCACCATTTGTTCTAGGTGTTCACGCTGACAATCAAAGTTTGTCATTTTAACACCTCTAGTATTATATTCGCTTATAAGTTCTTTTTCTACAGGACGTATATTATTCATAGTGCTTATCCAGTCATAATTATCTAGATACAAAACACTAATCGATTTATCAAGATAAATTTTCGCCCAACTAGAGCCTGCTTCTGCTACAATGAACTTTGTATTTTTAAGATGTTTAAGAGTTTTAGATGCGTAGTCTGTTACGTCAACAGTATAAAATTCTTTGTTTAATTTTTTTGAAATGCTGTCAAACCATGCTGTACTACCTTCGCCACGTTCGCTACCGATCTCTAATACAATAGAACGGTTGTCAGGTAATTGTTTTATAAATGGTTCTGCATAAAGATGAAAGTTAGCCATAGATCCTCTACATAAATTGAGATCTTCTTGGTTCCTTTTCCCATGTGCCATTGCTAGTGTAATAAAATAATATTAAATTATCTCTTGACGTATCATCAGGCGTTTGTAATTGGTTAGGAAATCCATGTACAAGATCTGTATCGTATATCCAAAATGCAAGTCGATTAGGCTTAGGTGTTAACCTATGCATACATTTTGTTTTTTCGTTGTCCCAGAATTCTAAATCTCCGCCCCAAGATTCATCCCAGCATTCATTTAAGTAAAGTATTAAATTAACTTTTCTATTAAGTTTAATTTGGTCGTTCCAATTAAAATCTGTATGTAGATCTAATTTGTAACCGTTGTGTACTTTACATAGCCCTCCGCCACGTAAATGTGGATCTGCTACAAGTCCAGTAATACCAATTTGTTCTTGTAACCAGTTTATAGTTTTACTTGAATTAAAAGTGTTTTGTAATGTTTCTAGTAGTGGTGCATTTACAGGGTTTCTGCATTCTGATCTACTACTAGAATCATTTGCAAATGTACTCCATTGTGCATCAGGAATATCAGTAATCTGTTTAACTACTGCTTCGTATATGTTCTGAGGCAAAAAATTATCAACAATCCAGATATCTGTAGGATCGCTGCTAACTTTTTTTGGTGTAATATCTAAACTGTTAAAGTGTTGATAAATTTCATTATGCATTTTGTTTCTCTACAAGTTTACGAAAATTGTACTCGGTAATTTCTTTTATACCTTCTAGTACATCTGCATACTCTTGTGGAGGAAGATTGCAAATGCGAGTAATTTCGTCTACAATCATATTTATCCGTTTTTTGTTGTCTGTTTCTACATCATAGGATTCGTCTATATACGGATTAAATGTTTTAAAACCTAATGCCCTGAAGTCCACAAGCATGCGAGGTGTACTAAACGCAATAAATGGTTTCTTACATGCTACAGCCTTGTATGTTTTTTCTGTGATACTTGTGGGTGCAAATGTCCTATCGTACTCGCTTTTGTTTGTATAATAGGTTTGATCAAAATGTGTTTCAATAGCAATATGAAAATCTGCTGATAATATTGCATCATATGTTACATTTGACCATTTGTTTAATACACTGGTATTTGTATCTAATTCATGTGGACATTGTTTGAGCCAACGGTATGCTTCTTTGCTTGTTGGTACAAATCTTTTTTCTAAATCTTCAACTATTTGTTTTGCTTTAAAAACTTTTGGAGGATTTTGATATGGCCATATATTAAAAAAACTGTATTTGAAATGTTCTTGTAACACACCACTGTCAATTAGTTTTACATATAGTATTGCTCGCCAGTCTCTGTAATTACGGCTTAGGCTGCTAAACTTGTGTGTAATATCTGCATCGTGTGATTCCGGTATAGTTACTTCTTTAAGCAAATAGTTATCAACTATAATATTACAATCTCTGCCATGCTTTGCAAGATATGATTGTAAAAATTGTTTATGATTTTCATCCATAACAATAACTTTAATATCGTCAAATCCTAAACTGTGTTCAACTAAAGTATTTTTTAGATCTTCTGCAAAGTCAATACTAAATGTTTCACTATCGTTTTCATGTACTAAATGAACGTCTTTAAAACGTTTGATATGATTCCAATTTGGTTTATTTAATGCATTTAACAAAGGTACGCCTTCCATCAATGAATCATAAGGATGATGGTAGTATACAACTTCTGTACTTTCAAGGTCTACTGTGCTTAGGTCTTGTACATCACTAAACGCTAAGTCATGTGACCATTTCTTACCTGTTTTACTGTGTACGCTCATCAACTTTATCCTTTATCCATGCATAGGTATGTTTAAGTCCATACTCTAAATCTTCGCCGGGTCGCCAGCCAAGTAATTCTTCAATAAGATTGTTATGACTGGTTCTACCCATCACTCCAATTGGACCATCTACATTGTTAATTTCTAAAGTATTCTTACCAGCAATTTGACCTATAAGTTGTGCTAGATCATTGATAGAAATCATTCTTTCGCTACCAAGGTTTACTGGTTGATCAATATTACTTGCCATAATTTTTTGTAAGCCTGTAATACATTCTTCTATATACAAGAAACTTCTAGTTTGATTTCCTGGTCCCCATATATCTACAGTACCGTCGCTTTCAGCAACTTTACGACATAGTGCCGCAGGTGCTTTTTCTTTACCATCTTCCCAACTTCCAAGTGGACCAAATACATTATGTAGTCTTACAACTTTTGCATCAATGTCATAGTTTTTCTTGTGTGTTAGATACAGTCTTTCACTAAACAATTTTTCCCATCCGTATTCTGTATCAGGCTCTGCTGGATACGCACTACTTTCTTCGCAAAAAGGATTGTCAGGATCTAACTGATTACGTTCAGGATATACACATGCACTACTTGTGTAAAGTATTTTTTTAATACCTTTTTTAGTTGCTTCATGCAATACATTTAAATTTATTAACGCACTGTTATGCATAATATCACTGTCATGATCACCAATGCCAATATATCCTGTTCCGCCCATATCTGCCGCAAGTTGGTACACTTCATCTAGGTCAGTTTTTACACAACCAGCAACAAAGTCTGGATTACGTAAATCTACTTGAAAAAATTCTTGTGCCTTTGTAGGTTCAAAAGCAGGTTGTTTTATATCTGCACCTATTACATAATGTCCTTGTTCAACTAGTTTATTAACTAGGTGATGTCCTATGAAGCCGCCTGCTCCACATACTAGTATTTTCTTTTTCATTTTAGTTTCCATATTTTTCTGTTATTAAATCTAATTCAGTATTAGGTATTGTTTTTAAAAGATTAAAATTATATTCAACTATCTCTGCTACTTCTTTTGTAAACTGTAATTTTACTAGATCAGACCAACCTGATATTATATGTACTACGTCACAAATCCTGTTTATACGTTCTACAGGATCAGCAATATTATCATAATCTTCTGACCACCACTGGTCAAATGTTTTAAATCCCATGTTTTTTATGTGTTGTAAACTTCCTTTTGCACCCATCATTATAAATGGTTGTTTATATGCAATAGGCTTATAAGTTTTTTCTGTAATGTGTATTTCATCAGTAAAGAAAAAAGTTTCACTAATAATATTTATTAGGCTGTTTTTGAAAAAATGTTCTATCGACTCTTCAGTTGCCTCCATAGGATAACTGTTAAAGTTTGGATTATCTAGTACTAACGGTAGTTTGCTTTTACTAGGTGCAATATCTTCTTGGGCTATACCTAAATTAGGATAACGTTTTATAAGGTAATCAACATTACTTTCAAATGATCGGCCTGACTCTGGTTGTTTACTATCCATACTCATATAAAATTTATCAAGTAAGTTTCTTTTAAACATTTTAATAAAAAAAGAAAGTCTATGATCGCTGTATCTACGTTGAAAACACAAGAAGTCTTTTTCTCTTGGTCCCACTTTATAAGGTTCTTCTTTGAGAAGTGTTTGCTCTACGTTTGTTCTATGTACTTTAAATGTAGGGAAATACTCTACATTTATTTTAGGACCTACTGTGCCATTTGCCCATTTATTATATAACTCTTGGCCGTTAGCACAATTAGTAAAATAAACAACTTTGTCTAAAGGTATTTCATAATGATTAAAAAATCGTGTCATTACTTCCCAATGTTTAGGCGTTGCCCAACCTTCAAATGGAATAGTAACAAGTACGTATCCATTACCATTCTGTATTTGATCTCTAACTGTAGAAGTAGGAGGATTATTAACAAATGGTCCATCAGTAGTACTAAAAAGTTTTGTCCAATCTCTATAATAATACGATGTAAAATTTAATTCGTAAAAATACTTTTTGTCTTGCGGAATCTCAAATGCAGAAATAATTTCTTTGTTTTCAAATGACTGAAACACTACTGGCGCTTGTACATCATCATCTATGTGTCCTTCATTCATAGCATGATTTATGTCTGCTAGTGTAGGCACTCTATTGTTAGTTATTGGCCATTTAGGTCCGCACCATTTGTATGCAAAACTTAAAGTTTTAGACATTACTACAATCCTTATAAAATTTTTCTAACTCAGGAAATGTTTCTACTAAATTAGTTTTTCTTCTTCGGTCATATTCTGAAAACCACGAATAGAAGTTACGCATACCGTTTATAATTTTATCTTGGTCATATTCTGTATTTTTCATGTAGTCTATTACACGCCTAAATCTTTCATACTCTAAAGAACTAAATTTTGTTCGGTCTTTGTCATCAGTATTATCTTGTATAAATTTAAGATGTTTTTCCATGTAAGGTAAAAACTCGTCTTTGGGTAAAATATTCATATCAAATTGTAGTGGCTCTTTTAAATACGGTGTATCAAATCTTACACGTTGCCACTGAGTTTCATTTTCATCTGTGTTATACTTTTTACGCCATTCTAATATTTTTTCTAACAAACTATCAAAACTTGTAACTACAAATAAGTTAAATGTAACCATAAATGTTACAGGCCAACCTGTTGCTGTAAGATAGTAATCTAAGTTACGTTCCCATAGTTCAACGTCTAGTCCTGTACGTGTGTATTCTGCACGTTTACCCCAAGTGTCGATACTTGTGTATAATTTAAAACTATTGATGCAACCTTTTTCTTTTAGATCTTTTACACGTTCCACTAACCTATATACCATTGCAGGCTTAACACCCATATTACTATTAAGTTCAATATTTAAATGAGGTTTAGGATTTTGTTCTAGTTCGTCAAACAGGCGCCATGTGCTTTTATGCATCAAAGGCTCGCCGCCAGTTACACGCAAAATGTTTAGTGTCTTGCTTACTTCAGGCCACCATTTCCACCATGCGTCTACATAAGGGTTAGTATCTTCTTCATACAATTCAAACCAATCAATGTCATTACGATGTTCTGTACTGTTACTATATGGACCGTTTTGTTTTATTTCGCTGTAGTATCTACTACTAAATTTAGGATGACAATAGCCGCATTTAAAGTTACATTCATTACTAAAGTTAACTTCAATATATTCAGGGTTTATATCGTAATCCCAAGGATTATTTTTTATTTCTTCAATGCGTTCAGGAGTATAAATGCTAGTTGTTTTTATATGTCTGTCACTAACATAGTCTTTGCCCATACATTCTATGTTCCAGCAATATTGACATCCACTTGGTTTCTGCCCGTTAAGCATAGCAAGTCTTTCTTGCTTTTTTTGTGGAGTGTTATGTAGTTGACTAGGATTTTGCTCCAGCCCTTCTAACGGAATCTTGTGTGGAGCAGGATGATAACAACTATGTGTTTCACCAGTTTGTAAGTAGATTGTTACATGATGCCATTTAGCCAAACAAAAAGTAGGCGATGTTTCTCTTTCGAGCCCTGGCATTATCTCCTTAATCCTAATTAATTCAGTGTTCATCTCTTTTTAATAATCCTTGGAGTATTATGATATACACTTTTGAAAAATTTACTTCCTAGTGCGTCTATGTCAGCAATTTCTAAATTTAGTTCTGACCGTATAAGATTGCCGTACCTAAACAACTCAGAACTAACATCTAAGTCAGCAACTTTTTCATCTTTCCAGTAATTAGTTAGGTATTTAAAATCACGTACATTTGTATAATCCCAATCTGTACACATAGTCATATAGCAACCCATCCTTGCACCAAGCATACTCCAGTTACCATTTTCTACATCAGCACCAATACTACACCAAATACGCAATCTGTCTAAATTTTGCCACCAAATGTTTTTTACATCAACATGTTTTGCACCTTCATTTAGGCTCATTTTAACACCTTCACGAAAACCTGCTCTCCATGCTTGAAACGGAGTAGCGTTTGTGTAACTTGTACTGTAGTTGTCGTTGAATTGGTAATATTTTTCATCAAAACAGAATTCTACTAAGCCTGCTGTATCATTAGCATCGCTGTTTTCATGTGTTTTCATGTTATGAACAAACTTACGTGTCCATAACTTTAGTCCACCATTACCGTACATTAGTCCATTTACATGAACATTGCCGCACCAACTAAAAACGTGGTCAGGTGTGACTCCTAATTTTTCAATATCAATTTCTTGTTGCAGGAATTCAGTGTCAATTATGTTATCGCCATCAACAGTAACAAAATATTCTGTTTCACTTAGGTCTGCACATGCTTTATGTGCAGCATCTGACCCATCTACACCGTGTACACGCTTTGCCCAAGGCAACTTGTTACATAAATCGGCATAGTTTTTTTCAGCATTGGGTTCATCGTAGGATAAAAAGATAATATCCTGATCAATGATTTTAATTTTATTCATTAACTACCTCGCACGAATACTTTTGGAACTTCCTATTAGTATATACACTAAATTTGTCAAAATCATACCGACTCTGGCTGTCAAATGACTGGGGATTATCCAACAACTTTTTTACAGTTGTGGTAAAATACTCATGCAAAATATTGGGGTTATTCTTTTGGGTGATACTAAACTTTAACAGTTGATCGATACGCTCTTTTTTAGAAGATAATTCGTTAATTGCTTTGTCTGATAAAGACACATTCCAAACATTTTTAGATTTGTTATAAGACACAATTACCTGTGCATTATCTTGAGGTAAGATTTTGTATACGTTGTCATTTACATCTGACTCTATCTTTTTAAACTTATCAACTATTACATATGCTGATGTTTTTACATCATACATAACTTTATGTTTTGTAATATCTTTAATTCCCTTTAAAAAAGGACGAACATCTTCGATATCTGCTACAAAAAAGTCTTCTATATCTTGTTCTACATTTGAAATAGACTTAATATTGCCTGTTTGTTTATCAAAATATACTTTGTATATTATCTCAAATGTAGGTGTTTCTAAAACAATCATAAGTCTATCCTTTTTTCTAACACTTGAATGATATCATCAGTTAAAAAATCATCTTCTGTGTAATGAAATATTCCGCTTTGTTTATATTGTCCAATATACAACTCACCTTCGTCAGTAAAGTAAGTACCAACTTTAGTCTGCCAACTCTCTCTAAGCTCTTCCCAACCCTGTATGTTGGCTTTCATATGAGTAAAACTAGGCACAGTTACTTTTTCGTTAGTAACTTTTGATTTGCAATCAAGTATATCTACAGTCATCGCCGCTGTAAGATCCATGCTTGCAAAGTTTTGTATTGGTTTTTCGCCGCCTAGTTTATAAAATTCTTTCCAATTGTTTGTAATAGTATCTAACCATGTATAAAATTCTAGTGCAAAATCACTTTTCTTAAAGTAATGTAGTCCCATATATGTGTTAGGCAAATTATGCTTTACAAAATTTTTCCTATAAAAGGTATCTGTAATTTTATTGCCTCTGTAATCATAAACAGTAGACGTTAAAAACACATCATGCTGTTGTAGATATTCATACCAAGATGTAATATCTTCAAGTACAAGCATATCTGTGTCTAACACTATTGCGTCTTCGTATGGTGAAACAAAATATGTCTTCCATCTATTGTGTATTTTCCAATCATATTTGTTTGCTAGATCACCCCATGGTATTTCAATTATATTATCAAACAATTTTTTGTACTTTACAGGTACATCGTCATCAGTAAGTATGCTAATTTTGCTATTAGGTGTAGTTGCATGTATGCTCATTGCAAGGGCACACGCTTGTTTTACATAATCTACTTCTAGAGTGTTCTGAGCAACTAGTATAAAATTAGGCACTTAAATTATCCTCCAACGTGTACTTATTCATTACATGCACACTGTTGCCTTGAAACTTACAAGGGTTAAAATTGTCTAGTGAGCCTGTACGTTGTAAGAGAAAGATAAACTTATCTCCGTCTATGGAGTGTAATATATCTCTATCTGCTGTATAAAATAACTTACCAGGCATTCTTTTTGCAAAGTCCCCTTTTTTAAATCCATTCATTATATGAATTGCAATACTGAATGCAAAATCATTACGATATGTTGTTGACTGTATATTGTAAACACTTCTATAGTGCTGATAATATTCTTGTATATGCTGTATTAATTCAAAGAAGCATTTGTTTAATTTTGTTTTTCTAAAAAACACACACGTTGCCCAATAAAAGTCCACACTTGTTTCGCTAATATGTGTAAATTCTTTTGTTTCTCTGTGACTACAAATATCTATAGCATCTTTGTAGAGTAAAAAATCATATGCACTATCAAAACAGTTTTTAAATATATCATCTGCTATAACATAATCACTATCTAACATTATTGTTTCGTCATACGGACTAAGATCATATGCTAGGCAACGATTATCATTTTTAAATTCTAAAACACTGTGAGTTTTTGCACCATTGTAATATTGTTTTTTAGTTGACGACTGAGATATATCATTGATAATAATTTTATCAAACCAATCTTTATATCTATCACCTATGCTTTGTTCGTCAGTTACAATACTAACTGGTAAGTTAAGATATTGTTTTGCTCTACCGGCAAGAAATGCCGCTTGTTTTACATAATCAATTTCAGCATTGTTGTGTGCAAAAACAAGAATACCTTTAGTCATTAAAAATACCTTCAACAGAACGTTGTTTTTTTAATTTGTTGTATTCATTAAAGTATTTGTTGGATGCTGTTGCATATGTGTTTACTAAGTTTTTTGTAAATGCAGATAAGTCTTTTATTAAAGACGGAAGTCCATTGTCATCTATAAGAACAATTTGATCTTGTTCGAGAGATGTTAAACTTTGACAAAAACTGATTAGTTCTTTGCTGGATGTAAATTGACACCCGTTTTCATAATGAATTAGATCAGCATCATATTGCTGCTGTAGTATCTTTTTTTGTTGGTTTATTGTGTCAAGCAGATTGCTTGCTTCAAGTGCTTTTGCTAGTTTTTCGTCCATACAACATCTCCAAAGGTATAATAGTAATTATACACTCTTAGGAGTCAAATGTCAAGAAAAAGACCAAGTCCAAATTGAATGAGTTTCAGTTTCTTCTAACGTTGGAGCATAACTGTCAGCAAGTGGATGTTCAGTACAAGTACGTCTTATCCAATTATCGTCTCTAGCTGTTTTAGAGGTAATAAATTTTTTACTGGTAAAACCTCTTTCAATTAATGCATTATTTAATGTATCAAAATATGTAGATTCATACAAGTAATCTCTAGAGCCATTATAAGCAATGCTATGTATTTCACCTATAGTAAACTGATCACCTTCTGCTATACCTATAACAAGTGATACTGGTTTATTATCTATTGTAAGTAAAAAATATGTAAACACATCAGTGTATAATGTGCTTAAAGCATTTTTTAGATCACAATGTGGATTGTGTTTACTAAATTCTAAAGCTAACTCGTTGTGTAATTCGTCAACAAATTCTTCTGACAACTCGTATACTTCATTTATAAAATACGTAGCCATTATTCAAAAGTCCTTAGTGTAAAATTCCAGTTGCCCTGATTCAAAACCCAAATAAATCCGTTACTGTCATCCGACGTTACTAATGGTGGTAGCCCGTCTTGCGTACTAAGAGTAAATGTAGTGTTTGTTCCATCGAAACCTCTTGCTGATCGCTGTGTTTTTACAAAAGTAATATTTCTGTTAGTACCTTGTGAAACATCAACGCTGTGTAATCTTTCAAACGGTACATTGCCACTTAACTTGAATTCCACAAAAAACATGATACCACTCATATTCGTTGTGCCTGTAGGAGCTGATACGATCCTGGTTATAACTGCACTTACTAATGAATGACTGCCGCTAGTAGTAGTAAAATTATTTGTATTTGTGCCTATAGTTGAACCGTTCCAGCCTGCACCATAGACTGTTGGAAAAGAGGTTGTTATGCCTACAACACCGTTTGCTGTATAAATGTTTATCGATTTTGCAGGTTCTGTAGAACTATATCTTGCTATAGCAACTACCCCAGGATGACCTGCGCCGCCTCTAGACGGTTGTTGACGCTGAGACATACCTCCGCCTCCTGCACCAACTCCTAAACCGTTACAGTAGGTTCCGTAATTAGGTATTTGGCAAGCCGCAGTGCCGCCTTGCACTTCTAGATATTGTAATAGTATCTTGTTGGCGCTGATGTTTGTTCTAGCGCCTTCTTTTACTCTGTTACCTACGTTTTCATCTGCCAAAGTACCACTAGCAGGAAGTGTATCACCGTCAGGTAAGTTTGCTTGAATACCATCTCCTGTGCTTATGGTTCCGCCAGTGCTTGATCGAAGAGTATTAAAATTAGTTAAAGTATTAAGACCCGCAGCACCTACAAAGTTTGAATCTCCGCCAGATGCAGGACCACCAAGCCCTCCTACGCCTGAGATATCGGTGACGCCAAAAAAGCCGCTGTTTTGGCCAGGACCGGCATCTATTGTTCCTCCAGCTCTTTTTATTCTATAGTAAAAAGCTAATTCTGGTTCTAGGGGATTACTTCCCCAATTAAAAGATGCTTCTTGAGTGCCGCGTTCATACGTAACACCGTTGTAAACAAAAGAACCAGCAAAATCGTTAATTGCCGTCCTAATTACGTTGCCTTCCCAGACCCACACAGATGGTAAGTTAGTGCCTTGCATTACAAAACTTTCCTTACCAAATGTGAATGAATACTTATCTATAGTAGAGCTATATGAAAAAGTGCTTATACCTCCAGCGCGACCTAAGTTGTAATCATTAGACCCGCCTTCTTGGCGTGAGCCATCTCCGCCTCTGCCAACAATTATATTTGCTGTATTTGGAATATTCCCGTCCAGTAGTGTCTTAAATGCAACGCCGCCGGCGCCGCCGCCACTTGCAGGGCCTTCTCTACTACTATCTACTGAAACACCTGCGCCGCCGCCTCCGCCGCCAACTACAGCAATATCAATTCTATTGTCGTTAGCTTGTTTAGCCCACGTATAGCCAGTGTCAAAGCCGCCATAGTATCTTGTTTCACTAATATTTTGCAATGATGGACGACTGACTGAATTTGCAGAAACTATTCTTGTCCTGTTTTGGGTCGTTCCGTAAGTTTGAAATGCGTCATTACCCATTCCTCCGGCATCAAGGTCTGCAAGAGCATAATATTCTATTGCATATAAATTTTCCGTTCTTGCAGGCACAGTAGTATCTACAATAGATGTACTCATACTATCTACTATTGTTCCACCTACTCCACCTGTTCTAAATGATACTGTGATAGTTTCGTTATCTCCAACTACAGCATCATTAGCTGCTGTGAGATTGAATGATCCATTGCCGCCTGTAACACTGAAACTTCCATTGTTTGTGGTCATTACACCTGTCGGACTTACTGAGTAATAATATGTGCCATCATTGTCGTTGGTTGTTACGTTATAGGTGCCTGTGCTTCCTTCATTAATACTTGATGGTCCTGTTATATTGTATGTGTTAACCACAGGTGGTGATGGTGAAGTACTAGTATCATTTATTTGTATACTTTGTTGCAATCCAAATGCAGGAACACTACAAGTCAATGTTTCTGCTCCTTCTGAAGTTTCGTCATTCTTTGCAGTTATAGTTACACTTCCTATACCATTATTAATAGTAAATACACCGCCCATGCCTTGACTATTGTCAAGATCACCAACACTTATACCTACACCACTCAATGTATAATCTATTGTAGTGCCATTAGCTGAAGGATTTACACTTAATGTAAACGTTACAGATTCGCCTTCGTCAATAGACCCTGTTGCTGGATTTCTTGTTAAGTTAGCAGAAACAGAATTTTGTATGCCGTCATCTAATGCTGTAATTGTTGTGAGTGACGGTGCTGGTATTCCTAAAACTGTATCATGATAAATTTTTACATTGCTTTCGATGTCATTATCGATATATTCATCTACATCACTAGGACTACTACTGTAATCGTTATCTTGAAATTCTATTCTAAATCTTAGTGTGCTTGGTGTGGTTGCATTACCGGCAGCAACTTCCCATGCTTCAATTCTATATTGAATGTCAGCATATATGCCTGAGCCATTTTTTATATATATTACCGCTCTATTACTCGAACTTGTTAGATTCCAATCTGCATAATAATTACCAATTGCTGAACCAGATCCTGGACTCGAACCATCTGCTGTTGTTGCGCTTTTACCAAATGTAATTGTACCCATGTTGGCTAATACAGTGTTCCAATTATCTTCTTTTGAATTTGCTGTTACAGCACCTGTAAGGTCAGCATTAAATCTTATTTCACCGCCTGTGTTAAAGAAGTATCTTCTTTGATCAGAATTAAGCCAAGTAATTTCTACTTCGTTGGTAATTTTAGAACCAGGACTAGCAAAGTCGCCGCCGCCCCACGGATTAGTACGTGTGCTGGTTACTGTTGATATTGTAAAGTTATCAGCATCATGTTGATTTATATCTGCTACAATTTCATCTGCCGCTGCTTCAAAGTCTAAATATCCCTCTGCTTGATCGTCTTCTGCGTTAGCACTTGTAGGTGAAAGTTTTGCAATACCTGTACCAGTTCCTGGTCCTGTTGCTGTAAATTTTATTCCTGCTTCGTTAGCAGAAGCACCTATTAATGTAAAATCAGAATCACCTGTATCAACAATCATATATTCTGTTGACGCAACAAGTGAGAAAATAGTTAGAGGAGTTTCGTCTCCAATGTCTGCGGCACTTGCACCGACATTTTCAGCCGCACTTGGTGCAGCAAGTCCGTCAGCATTGGACCATGTTACTGGATTTGTTTGATGTAATCTTGCTTTGATAAGGTCGTTGTATAACTGTTGCATATCTGTTGCAGCAATTACATCGCCTGCGCTTTTTTGTGAACTTTGTAAAGATTGGCCGTAACCGTTTTGTGCTCCGTCTCCAGCACCTAAAACGTCATCTATCTTACCTTGGATTGTATTATAATTTGCCGCGGTAACATTTGTTCCAACTACAGCCATTCCTGTTTCCTCTTATGTATGTACTTATAGATTTGAATTGACTGTTAAGGACGGTTTAGGAATTGCTAACGCTCCACTAGCATATACAAAAGAAACTGTACTTTCAGTTACCCCTGTGACATCCTCGTCTTCAGGACCTGATGAAGCAGGATCACTAACTTCGTCACCAATGTCATTATCTACAAATACAATTTTAAATCTTAAACTGTTAGACGCTGTTTCCCAAGCATCAATATAGTATTCGTTTTCTGCATACAACCCGGAGCCAGTTTTTGTAAAAATTCTTACTGGACTTGAGGAACTTGATCCTGACCAATCATGATAATTACCAATCGCTGTACCTGTGCCAGGATTGGAACCATCTGATGCTGTTATACCTTTTGCAAATCTTACAGTACCCATTGTACCTAACATTGTTTGCCATATTTCGTCTTTTGTTCCTGGAGGTGTTGTTGTTACATCACCTGGTACACTTGTACCACCTGTTAGTGAAGCATTAAATTTAATTGTTCCGCCAGTATTAAAAAAGTATCTTCTTTCATCGGCATTTTGCCAAGTAACTGTTACTGTATGATCAATCTCGCCATTCCAACTTGATTGTCTTGTGTTTGTATCTTCGATTGTAGTTGAAAACTGTGATATATCAAATACGTCTCTGTCATCTAGAACATTCTGTGCGGCTGCTTCAAAGTCAGCAAATCCTTCTGCTTGATCGTTTGTTGCATCTGCACTTGTTCCGCCTGGACCTACATCTGCAGCATATACACCAACAATTTCTCCTATTGATGGAGCTGCAAGTCCGTCTGCATTTGTCCATGTTGGAGGATTACCTTTTTGGTGTGTTCTTGCTTTAACTAAATCGTTAAAAAGTTTTTGCATATCAGCAGCATATATAATATCATTATCTGCTTTTGACTCACTTTCTAATGTTCTGCCATAGCCTGTTTGTGCGCCATCGCCAACACCTAACACGTTGTTTACTGTGCTTCTAATCGAATTGTATACGGATGAGTTGACTAGGTCTGTAACAGCCGGCATAAGTTATCTCCTAAAGTTTTAATATACACTCTACTAATTTTTCTTGTTCGTCTAAGTTGCTTTCAAGTGCTACACCAACTAAAGGATTACCGTCAAATTTTGTACTTGCACACCCTTCAGCGTCTACGTAAACTCTATCGCCTTTACGTACTTCACCAATACATCTTACTGGAACACGACCTTCAAGTGCTATTGCTTGACCGTCTGCTTCTGCATTCATTAAGTATGCTGGTTTTTCAGATATAACACCTACTGGATAACTATCCAATAAGCATGGTGCAATTTCATATTCGCCTGCTGTACTTACATACATAACTGTACCTACAGGATGATCTTTTTCTACTGTATATTTTTCTGCCAAGTCAGCAAACTGTGCTTGTGTTGCTATACCTTGGAAAATGTCTGCAACTAGTTTTGTATTAGAACCGTCTTGTTCTCTTACAGCAATAGTTCCGCCTACATTTGATGCAGTAGCATATGTGTATGAGCTACCTGATGTGCCAATTCTTAATTCGTTTGCACTATCTGCTATACCTTTAAATGCTGTAGCATGTACTTCGTCCCATGCATTACCGTCTTTACCTAATTTAAGATCAGTAGTAGCACCACCTGGCATAATACCTTCTGATGTAATTGCAACAGAATGTGTAAGTGTACCTGTGGAAGGTGCTTTTAATTCAAAATCAATTTGGTTTGCGTTTGCACTTGTGTTTTTAATTAAACCAGTTTGGTTATCTGGACGCATTGTAAAGTAAAAATTACTATGTGTCACTAAACCTGCTGTTAGATCTAATTGAGTTGAAAAACTTGGTGTTCCGCCCTGTACAAAATCTGCAGCACTTAACCCTCCTAATTTTTCAGCGTTTGTTGCTGTACCATGGAATCTAAATGCTGTACTTGTTACACCCGAAGCTGGCGTGTCTCTTAATGTAACACCTTGTTTAATATCACTAAATCCGTTTATTTCATTATCTGCGCCTGAGCCCAGTGTAAATGCTGTTGGTGATATAATAAACTGTACAGAATCATTTACTGTTGCTGTAATAATACTTCTTGAAATGCCCGATGGGCTTGTATTATCAAGTACAGTACGACTAACCATTGCTGTTTGGCCTTCACCTGCGTCTTGTGGCCCAATTAGGACAAAATTGGCACCGTTGTAAACGTAAAGTTGTTCGTTAGCACTATCCCACCAAAAATCACCTTCTGCTAACCCTGCTGGTTGAGCTCCGGAAACTTCTGCACCGCCTACTGTTCGCCAGTTTTGGTTGCCATCTCTAAACTTCATTCTATCCGAACCGCTGTCAAACCAAAGTTGACCGCTTACTGGTTTAGGTGGTTGATTAGCACCTGCAAAGTTTTCTAGCAAGAATAAGAAGTTTTCGTTATGTATTTCTCCATATCCTGCATAATTTTTTCCTACAAATTTAATATCTGTAGTTTCGTCAAGAGTACCATCCTCCACTGTTGTTAAGGGGCTCTTATTAAATCTATCTATTTGATACGCCATTTTTTTTGTCCTATATAATCCTGTGTTTACACGTTGTATTTATACTAATTTGCAACCCACGCTCCATTAGTAATTATAAAGTTTCTTTGCCCTCTTGTAACGCTTAACGTAAACGTCGGAGTTAAAGAGTTAGGTAAACTTATGCCCTGTATTACACTTACTACACCGCCTGCGGCTGCATTAACATCAACTTCAGTTGTTGTAGTAGGTGTTGCAATATCAATTGGGTCTGTTGTTTGTCCTGCATAAGACGTTGTAGCAATTCTTGCTTCTTTGCCGTTAGCAAACGTTGTTGCAGGGTACAGACTTTGTAATATTGTAATAATTTCATCGTTGATACTAACCATGCCTGTAACATCTAGTGACATCACTAATGGTTCTGTTTGTACAGTTTGATCAGCATATACTTTGTTAACACCGTCACCGTCTGCTGTTGGAGTTAATAAGTTTGTAATTTTGTTACTGTTTAAATCAACATCGCCGCCAACGTTAATTGACAATCCTGAGCCTGGGCCTGGTCTTGTAATTACACCTGCATTAGATATGTTTACACTTGCTGTGCCGCCTGTACCAATGTTTAGTGTTTCAAGTACGCCAAGGTTTCTTAGGCTACTGTTAATTACTCCAGTGCCAATTGTAGTTGCTGACAATACATCAGCATTATTGACTTTATAACTTTTTCCTGATGCTAGATCTAAGTGTTCGCTACTTGTCCATGAACTTGTTAAATTTAACCATTGGAATGTTTTATCAGTAGTACCTTTAAGTGTAATGCCGCCTTGGTCACATGTTAAATTAGTTGGACTATCAACTACAGCCAACTCAATGTTTTTATCTGCTATTTGTAGTGTTTCTGCTTCAGTTACAAAACTGTCGCCTTCGACTGTTAAATTACCAGTGATACGTACATCGCCTGTAACATCTAAATTATAAGCAGGATTTGCATTAAATAATCCTATACGTTTTGTTGTTGGTTTTATTACTAACGCACTTGTTTGGTCAAGTACATCATTTGCGCCACGTACAAGAATATTAAAATCATCACCTGCTCTAGTATTCCTAATAGTAAAACCGTTATCCTTAAACAATCTAGTATCATCGTTAGGACCAATTGATATACCTGCATCAACTCTAACATCTAATCTTCCTTGTAACACCTGATCGGCATTATTTTTCATTATTTCGGATTCTTTGACTTCTAAGCCTGTTGCACTAATTAGATTTTCTGCAGAATCAGCAACACCTCTGTATTTAAAGTTTACTTTGTCTATTAAGTTTATACCTTTAAAAATAGTTCCTGTGGCATTTTCTGATGTAACTAACCCTGGTACTAAGTTGTTAGGTATTGGGTTTGGTGTAAATGTTTCACCTGCTATTACAGCCTGTAATATTTCATTTACAAAAACTTTTAGTACTGTTTTTGAATTAAGATCTGTATCAAAAATTGTATCTGTAATAACACCACTCTTGCCTTGTAATCTACTAAATGCTGGACCAATCAATGTCCATAATTCGCCGTCATACAAATAAAATTGTTTTGCTTCTGTACTAAACCATGTGTCGCCTGGTACAGGTCCTGTTGGAAAGGTTTCACTAATAAAACTACCAGCTGCTGATTGAAAACTTGTGCCGTCAAATACTTTTAGTTTGTTTTCACTTGTATCATACCAAAGTTGTCCTTTAAGTGGTGCTACAGGACTATTTGGATTAGCAAAATTTTCTAGCATTTTTATAAAGTTTTCATTTATAAATTCGCCGTATCCAGAATAGTTTCTACCTACTAGACTTATGTCAGTAGTGTTGTTATCTAATATACCATCTACAAGTTCTGTAAGTAGTGTTCCATCTGTTTTGTTTAAATTATAACTCATATTGTTTCCTAAACATTATCGGCAAATATTATGTAATTTACTGTAACGAACGGCGGTAACCCATCAAGTGCTGTACCTAACTTTTCTGCACCTCTAAATGATCCTTGGCCGTCTGTTCCGCCTTCTTTAATTCCACCACTTGATGGAATACCACTAGTTGTTTGTGTGCCTTGGGCAATATTCAACGGTTGGTTAATACTTCCTTGCTCATCTGGCGGTACAGTATCGTCAATAATTGCATAATGCTGTGTACCACCTGGTGACTTCATGTCGTGTTCGTGTTCTGGTAAGTTTTCTACTTTAATATCTTTAAATTCTGAACCTGATGAGCTACCTATATTATCTGCATTAGTATTAGTTACAACATCTGCAGGTAACCCGCCCATGTTATCAGCACCTAGTAAAAATCTACCTCTAAAATCTGGTAAAGCAAAGAATGATGCTGACGAATTTGACATTGATAACGGATCTTTAAATTTAAATCCGATTACATTGTACAAATCTGTTGCTTCTGTTTGTCTAATTTCTTTTCCATCACACAAATACCAACCTGGAGGTGCAACTTCACCTGCAAACGGTACAATCATTCCTACTGGATTTTTCGGAACACCTTTTAGCAAGTTTGATTGTGATATTCTAAATAAACCGCCGTCACCTTGTGTTCTGTTGATTAATAATTCGTCCCCTGTTTGAGGAGTAACAACAACACTTTTATCTGATATAAATCTATCACTTAATGTAGTTGTAAATGTTTTTGTAAGGTCGCCTGCACCATCAAATGTTACTGGATCTGAACTTACATCACCTGTCATTTCAAATACAGTTTTGTTATTAAGTTTTGCCGCACTCGATGCTGTACCGTTAATAGTACCTGACACACTTCCGTTAAAGAAGCCTTCAAATGTATCTGCCTTTACAGTACCAAACCCTTCCATATTAGGTTTAGTTAATGCATCTGGGTCAGCAACAACATCTCCGCCTATGTTTGTTTGACCTTTTACAGTTAGTTTTGCACCAATTTTAAGATTCTTTGCAACACTTGCACCGCCTGATGTTACAATAGCACCTTCAGTTAGTGTATCGTTGAAACTATCATCTGCATCTTCAACACCAGTTACGTCTAAGTTTCCTGTAAAACGTCCACTACCTGTTACATCTAATGGAACTTGAGGATTTTCTTGATTAATACCAACATTAGTGTCAGACTTAATTCTAATTGCTGTTTGTTCGCCTTGGTCATTTTTAACTTTAAAGTCTAAACTAGCACCGTTGAAGTTACTTTTTACAACGCCGCTTTCGCCTGATGATTCTAATGCTAGTTGTGAGTTTGCACCTACTTGCACACCTTGGTTATTCTTAACATAAAGTATACCATTTGCTGTTGTGTTTACATCAGCACGTAAAAAGTTGCTAGAAGGAATATTATTGTTTCCAATTCTAAGTGCATCTGCAGATTCTGCTGTACCGTTGTATCTAGCAATAGTATTTGACAGTGTTAAATTAGTTAAATTAAATCCTGGTTTAAGTTCTGAAAATCCTCTAATGTTTACTTTAGGTGTAAATTGTGCATTTGTAATAATTGCTACAGGTTGAGCACCTACTTCAACTTTTAAAATTGTGTAAGTTTTGTCATCTGTACCTTGGATTTGTTCTGCTTTTGTGCCTGAAGATAAACCTTCACTAAATTCTGGTCCTACAAGTATCCAACTTGAACCGTTGTTCAAATATAATTGTTGGTTACTAGTATCTACCCAAAGATCGCCAATTACGCTGTTTCCAACTTCAGGTTGTGCTGCGCCTTTTTTAATGCCGCCTGATTCAACCCAATTTGTTCCGTCATATATTTTAAGTGCATCAACACCAACAGTTGTATCATACCATGTTTGTCCTTCAACAGGATTAGCAGGGGGATTGTTATTTGCAAAGTTTTCTAAAATGTGCAAGAAGTTACTTGCAATCGCTTCGCCGTATGCTGTGCTGTTTCTTCCAGGTAGAGCTAAACTAGTATCGGTGTTGTTTATTTCTCTATCTTCTACAACGATAGATCCTTTATTTGTAAAATCTGTAAATTGGATTTGATATGCCATTAGCTGTTACCTCCGCTAAGGCTTTGTACTCGAACTGTATAGTCTACTTGGATCAATCTGTTTAGTGATTTTTGTACAGGGTGGAAAATGACATGTGTAAGTAATCTACCATTACCTAAAACACCATCTGCACTTGCACTACGCAATCCTAGTTCATCAAATACAAAACTGTTATCTGCATCAGATGCTGTATCAAATGCATCTTGACCGTTTGGTTCACCGTAGTCTAGTAAACATGTGATAACAATATCAGTATAGTTTGTACCATTTACATGCCTAGTTTCTATCTTGTTTCTAGTAGGATCTAAATTGTCTGTATTTCGATCATCAACTATTTTTGTAAACGTTTGATTGTACAAACCTGCGTTTGTTCCTGTCGAGTTTGGAGTAAGATATGTTATTACTCCTGTTGAATCTATATTAGTACCGCCATTGCCGAAACTCATTACAGCAATAGGCCCTTGTCCTGCATTACCTAATGATTCTGCAAGAGCAATACTCATATTTTCATAGTGTATAGCGTTCTTTTTGTTAACAAAGACTTCGCCACTGTTAGGGTCACTTATTTTAATATGCCCTTGTACAAATACACCGTTTTGTTCATTAATTGTGTTTGTCATTTTCTATTCCTACTAGTATATTTATTCGGGTAATTCACTTCTTGCTCCACGTAAGAAACTACCAATGTCGTTTTGAGCATCTTTTAATGGAGTGCCCGGATCTGTCCACAATTTACCTACTTTTCTAATAACAACTAACTTTTGATTTGCTTTCATTGGACTTGTTAGTGTTAATGTATTGCCATTTACAGTGAACTCTGCTGGTGTATTTACGTCACCTTCGGGTGAGTCAATAGCAAGTGCGGGATCAAATGTTGCTATAGCAGCCTTATTTAACCTCTTTCCTGCAGCAAAAACTTCGAACTCATTTACACTGTTAGGTGTAAAATCAAGTGTAAATTCAGTTTGTCCTTCAGTTACAGCATCAACTGGTGACCAAACTATATTTTGATCAGCATATGGAATATTTTTCTCTACTCCAGCACCGTATACCCTAGTTCCTATTTTATGTGTTGTTGCAATACCTGTGCCTAGTGTGCCTCTGCGTAATTGTCTTAGATCATTACCTGTTTTTGCAAAATACTCAATACGTTCTCCATTGATCCAAATAATGCCTGGCTTGTTAGCACGTTTATCCGGAGTTGGTAATCTATCTGCTCCTTCAACTACAACAATTCTTAAATCATTAAATTCTAAGTCTTGTGCTAGTCTTACACCATCGTTGTTGTCAACACGTTTGTAGTGTGTTCTGTTAAGAATATCTTTAAACTGTTGCCATGCAATAGTCGGTGTGCTAATTGGTGCTGTAAAGTGTATAATATCTATTGTATCATTTTCACTAGGCTCATTAGCAAGTTCAATAATTCTCATGTTGTCTTGTAACTTGTAATCTACACTTGGCGATAACATAGAACCATTTTTAAATATCCAAACATATTCGACACCGCTGGCTGGTTGATTTAACAATACTCTACCACCTGTTAACTGATGGTATGCTGAATAGTTATCTGATCCAGGTGTTAATGCACTTCTATTAATAACATCATAACTTATGCGGTTAATGTCTAATATATCATGATTACTAAATGTATAAGCATTTATAATATCATCTTCTGCTGGTAAATCAGTAAATGTAAGTTGATTTCCAACTATACGGTAATCGCCGTTTCTAAAGTAAACAGATAGTATATCACCTTCTGACAAAAGATTACTTGCTATTGTAATACTACTTTCACCAATGTTAACTGTATAACTACCTTGCTGGTTTAACAGTTTACCGTTTAAATAAACTTCTGTATCAGCAGCACTTAGCGTTGCTTCTTGTACTTGGAATGTTTCTAAAGTATATGTTCTTTTCGTTGCTTCAGTAATATGGAATACTTTTGAGTAGCCCGGCTTTTTAATAGCACCATTAACTTCTACAATGCTAAAGAACTCTGCAGGTGTTTCATATATTGCATTAGTTGACAAGTTATATGTTACACTTGATCCGTCAGCAATAATATTATCTTTTTGTATTTTGCTATAATTTATAAGTGTGTTATCAGCATAAATTTCATAATCTAATCTTGTGCCAGCAGGCGGTGCTACTGGACTAAACACAAATTCAATAAACCCTGTATCACTCTTTTTAGCAATTAGTTCAGGGCCATCTGGCTCTTGTCCATTTTTTCTAAGGTAAACAGCATACTTGTCATCCCATAAAAGATTTGTTACATACGAACTTTGTCCTTCGATTGTAAACAATACACCAAGGTCAATAATATTTTGTCCGTTGATTCCAACTGTAAGAATTGTTAATATTTGATCTTCTGCAGGTGCATTATTAAATGTTACTGTAAGAGCTGTGTAGTCTAATGAATACTGAGCTTTATCAACTATAGTATTACCTAGTTTAACAATTACAGCGTCATTACTGTGTGGTGCTAGTCCTAATGGGTAAGTTGTAGTTGTACCGTCAGTTAAGTAATTCTGATTATATATCTGACCTTGGCCTTCACCGTTTCTTTCATAAACTGTAATATTCACAGAGTCCATTACTTGACCATTTACTAATTCTTCTGGACCGCCTGATGTTAACGGAGTAACAAACAAGTCACCATCTAATATAATATCATCAGCATTAATACCGCCAGCATTACCGTACTCTAATGCTCCGCCTTCAAGTATAGTATCATAACTGTCACCGTCTGGTTTGAAACTTCCATCTGAAGTTGTTTTTCTAATAGTAACAATGTCACCGTCATTAACTTGAATATCATTCTCAGCTAAATTGATTGTTTGTGTTACACCGTCGCCAACAAGTGTTTGCATCATTGCTAAAGGATTAGTAGGAACAGTATTGTAACTAGGATCGTCTATTCTAATTGCTTTTGTTTGTCCAAAACGCTTCAAGTAAACATTATATTCAACGCCATCTTCTAAAGGTTTAGCAAGTTCAATAGCAACAGTAGTTCCATCTGCAAAGAAAATTTCATCTTCAAATGTATTATCGTAACTGTCCCAAGTATCTGTTCCGTATTCGTCGGTCATCCATCCTGATGTTCCTTCAAAGCCGAAACTCTTAACTTCAACACCGCCGTAATCAACACCAACCATTAATTGTGCTAAGTCTTTACCAAGCATTCCTGTTGTAGGATTATATAAATGATTAATTCTATCTTGTGCATTTAATATTGCAGGGTCTTTTTCGTATTCAACTAAAATAACATCTCCTAGTTCAGGAGTTTTACTGAATGCTATTTGACCTTTTTGTCTATCATATGTATATGTTTTGTCATCTACATTAGTAAACGTATATTCACTACGCAATAATAATGTACCATTAATTGTAACTTTTATTTTATTACGTTTTAAATTAATTGGCCATTTTAAATCAAACTTATCATTTATTGCTGTACCTGTAAATGTTTCTGTTTCAGGTAATGTTGTAATAAAGTATTGTCCAGATACTCTGTCAAACTTAATACCAACATGTAAACTTCTTACAACACCGTCGCCAATTTGTGCTGATGCTATTGCTGTTGTAGAACCGTCTGCTTGTGATCCACTTAGTGTAACAGTTGGCGCACTAGTATAACCTGATCCGCTATTTGTTACTTCAATTTTAATTACTTTGCCTGCGCCAATATATGCTCTTGCTGTTGCGCCAGTGCCGCCACCGCCTGCAATAGTTACTGTTGGTGGATATGTATATTTGCTTCCGCCATCGTAAATATTAATTGCTGTAACTTTATATCCATAATTTTCTTTCCATGACTGGTATGGATATTCATCAAAAAATGCATCTGCACCAATTAAGTCGTTATCTCTAATTTTTACAGATTTAGTTTTTATTCCGTTTTGTGTATAGTCATAATAAGGAGGAACATCAAAATCACTAGTTTGTGTATTAGTATTATCTACATTTTCATAAGAACTTAGATATTCACGTATATTTGTTTTGTAAGGTTTAACTTCATTAATATAATCATTGTAACTACTCAAGTTATCATTTTGATAATTTATTTTTTGCTCTAGTTCACCTACATTATGTTTTGCTTTTACAAAACTTGTTTTATATACCCAATCAACATTTTGTTGTTCTGACAATACATATCTAACACTTGCAAGGAATAGTTCTTGCCATTTAATTGCTAAGTTATCTACAAATATATCGTTCTTTAGTGCTGTTAGTATTTGTCTACCTTCAGTTACTGGTTCAGTATCAAAGAATCTATTGTCGTAGCCTAGTAAATCATAACCAACTGTATTTTCTATTACATTATAAATTTTGCTACTAATTTCTATTGTACCGTTTTCTCTACCAATAGTTTCATAATCAATTGTATAGTCTAAAGAATTAGTATCTGCAACACGTTTTAATAACAACCAGCCACCGTTACCTATATTATCAATCTTAACAATTTGGCCAATCTTAGCATTTGCCGATGCTAACTGATAACTTTCATCTACTCTATGATCAATTCTTGTAAATTGTGTATAACCTGTTGCATACCAGTCTACATAATCCCAATATTCTTTTGTATCGTAACTTTGTGATTTTACTCTATTCCAAAGACTTGATGATTTATTCCATTCGTAAATAGCCCATTTGTTATTAACTGTGCTATCATTTTCAACTAATACTGTAAGTGGCCTTACTTCAATTCTTAAATTTTCATCATATCCAGAACCACCGTTAATAATGTTTACTTTACTAATTTGTCCTAGATTATTAATTTCTAAATTAAAGTCTAATCCACTACCGTTGCCAAATAATTCAAAACTTGGCCCGTGTCTTACAACACTTGTAGTATTGTCATATGTAGGATCGTTATATCCTCTACCAGTATCAATAATTCTAATATCATTCACTACACCACCATGTACTGATGCTTGTAGTTTTGCTGTCTTAATTTTATTAATACCAATAAAATCTAATTCTTCTAATGTATCAATTTTATAATCGTATGTTCTGTCTGTAACAAACGGTTGGACATCAGCACTGTTAAGTGTAGTAAAACTAAAGTCATCTACAATGATAGTTTCTCGAAGTGCTAAGTTTGCTCTTTCAACAACTTGCTTAAATGCTTCTTGTCTATTAACAAACCAACTTTGTCTTGGACTATTTAATGTACCATATTTGTCTTTTGCACTTAACTCAGGATCTGGAACAATACGTCCTCTTGAATCGTAACCAAGTAAACTGTCAATCCATTTTCTTTCTATGTCTGCTTTAGGTACACTTGTTTCTAGTCCTTCTGTTAACAAACTATATTCAAAATGTCTATTTTGTTCTTGTGTATCTTGTGTATAGTAACTTACATGTAAAGCAATGTCTTTATCTTTAATTAAACTTTCACAGTTGTAAAGAACAAATCTATCATTACTTAACAATGCTACAAAACTATAACCTTGTCCTCTTGGGTCAGCAATTAGATTTGCAACTTCAGATGCACTAATTTTTCTTGAATCCATTACCGGAACTGTTAATTTATTTTTAACCCAGAAATAATACTTGTCACTAAATGTTTGTGATACAGGATCGTAAACTAATTTTTGACTGTATGCATCGTTGCCATATTTAGAAAATCCGCTTATACCTTTTGCAAAGCCTGCGGCTGTTTCTGCTTGTGTATCCCAGTCTTCAGGTACAATATTACTTTCTACCCATTCGTAAACATCAACTGTGTAATTAGGTATTAACTTGCTCCAGTTGTTTGCTTGGTTAGTAATATCTTCTTGATAAACATTAAAGAATTTAGCAGTAGATAAATCCCACCATAGTTTACCAACATGTTGTTCTTCCCAATTAGCAGTTTCACTAAAGTAGTCTGGCAATGTTGTAACATTGTAACGTGCAAAATCTATGTTTGATTTAAATGTTAACTCTTGTTCTGCTGGTCCTGCAATTTTGCCTTGTACAGGATCAATGTAATCTAAATATGTAGATAATTGGTTTGTTTTTACATCATATAAAAATGTTGATTTAATTTTTTGTATATCAACAACTTCGTTTGGTGTTCTTAATAGTGTCCATGGTTTTTTGTTTTGTGTAACTTGATAATCTACAAAACTACCCGGATTAATATCTTCATCATAATATGTGTTTGGATCTGCCGGAACACCTACATAAACGTGGTTGTCGTTAATTAAAACTTGCTCACCAAATCTACTTGCAACTAGTACATTGTCGTCACCGTCATAGTCTAATTCTTCCGCAAGTATAAATGCATCTTTAATTTTCTGATAAAGTCTAACACTACCACTGTCTATTCTCTTGTCAGGATATGTTGTAAATGTATCGTCAAATGATGTTGTACCATCGTCAAATGTTGTTTCAGTAATAATATCGCCATTGCCACTTGTTACAGCAATTATATCTTTTGAAATACTAACTTTGGTGCCAAACTTTTCACTAAGTGTACCAGTGCCTGACAATGTTTGATGTAATTCAAAAGTACCATTTACTTTTGCATACACAAATACTTTGCCTGTGTTAAAGCCCTGTACGTCACTTTCAGGATCTGCAATTACTAAAGTATCGCCATCTTCGCTTAAACTTATGCTACTACCCCAACCGGTGTTTGAAACTGGTGCAACAATAGTTTGATCAAAAACATATCTGTCGTCTAAAATTCTATAAACAAGAACTTTGTTATCAGGGTCAACACTTGTGTCAGTAATAACACTAATTGCAAGAACTTGCCCATTTTCACTTACTGATATTTCTTGTGTAAAGTCTAAGACGCCTTCGCCTAAATCATTAAACACCGGATCATTATAAATGTTTACAGCATTTGGTAATGTTGGAAGATAGTTAACTGTGCTGTCTAACGTTGTCCATTTTAGTGAGTCAGTAGGCACTACACCTTTAACAAATGTAAGTGCTGAATATAACTGATTGTTATATAAAACTATTTCATCTGTTTTGTATGCAACATCTGCTGTGTACGGTCCTCTATAATGAGGATTGATGTCTAATGCATAATTATAATTTTTACCATACTTGTCAGTACCATGTTTGATAACTGTTAGGTTTTCTTTTGAACCTACATAAAATCTATACAAGTCGCCGTCTTGTGTTACAGCAACTTGTTTACCAACATTACTGTTTGTAGTACTTCCAGGAATAGTCCATGTTCCTCTGTTGGTCCATGTACTTCCTACTCTATTGAAGATACTGTATACACCTTGGTTAGCTGGCTTACTTACTTGTGAACCGCTTGTGTCTACAGGTAAATTGTAAACAAGTCGCCAGTCACTGTTTGCTGTACTAGGTATACTTGCCTCTGCTTCTGCACCAGCCTCTGTTAAGTTTTCTTTGTAAACCCAAAACTCTTTATTAATATGTGCAAACGCATTTAAATCTCTAAACTGATCTAAGCCGCCATATGATTCAGGGTGTGCAGGAAAACTAGTTCCCTTTTGCATAACAGCAATTTTACCTGTGTTATTTCCTGTTACAGAAATTTTATTAATTGGACCCATAATACGTTGGTTTGGTAACTGTGAAGGTCCTTCAAGTGTTTCAAGTAATAATCTGTTGCCTTGCGTAAATGTTCCTGTAACATCTTTGAGGTATACTCTACCTTGGTCGGTTGCACGTCTTATATAATATGCAACACGGCCTCTTGCACCGGAAATTTCATCTCTAATAAAGTCGCCTGCGGCGCCGCCTATGTTTACAATATTTCCATTTAAGTCTGAAAATACTTTTCCTTCATAAGCAGGCTCAAAAAAGTCACCAGTGTCAATGTCTTGGTCTGATAACATATCAACATCAGCACCCTGTGTTTTAGTAAATGTAAAGTCAATATAACCTTCCCACATATCTACAACAGTGTGTAAGTTGTCGTTAATATAACTAGGATCAATACCTAGTAAAGTAAAGTCTGGTGCATCAGCTTGGTCATTAATATATGCCCTAAATTGATCTCCTGCTTGTGTAATTTCTCCATTTAGAGCTGACGGAACTCTCATTAACCATCTGTTGTCTAAAATGTTTTGTACACCATCGTTGTCAACATTTATATATGCCGCGCCTCTGTGTGAAAGAACACTAACAAACACTGGTTCATCTCTAGTTGGGAATATAGTGTTTTGAACATCATCTAAACCATTTGCATAAAAGTTTGGTATAGTCCTTGCATATGTTTGAGTATTTTCATCATACACTAGTACGTCTTGATATACTAGTCCATAACCTGGTACACCAAAATCTTTTGCTTCTGTAAATTCATCTGATGTTAGATAATTTGTACCTGTATTAATATACCACCAACCGCCAGCTGCTCCAGTTGTGCCATTGTAGTTTGGTTGTGTATACTCACCGATTAGTGTGCCGTTGCTGTTTGTAACAGTTCCAGTTGGTCCAAATACTCCATTTGTATCTTTTATATACATTACAAGTTTAAAGTCTCTTTGGAAGGCTTTGTATACTGTTGCTGAGCCGCCTACTGTATCAATAATATCTCCTTCTTCAGGAGGATCAGTAAATGGCTCTACTAGTAGTACAGCATCAACTTTTTCTACAATAACATGCTCGCCTTCTATAAATGTTGATGTTGGCTCTGTATATTGTGATGCTGTATTTTGGGGATTAATACCTTGTGGGAATACTTCTACAGGAGTTGTACTACCTGTGTTTCTATTAAAGTTTGTATAATTGTTCCAGTTAAGAACTAATTTGTCCTGTGGCTTAGAACCTCTATACTGATCAAACGGTGCTGCAATCAATAAATGATCTGTTTGTGTGTTTGGTAAGTATGGACTACCCTGTAGTATAAGTGTTAGTAAACTACTGTCACTGGATCTTTCAAAGTTTGCATAACTGTCAAATGTACTAAATGCAATACTTGCACTTTCAGGAGTAATTGTTCTTACAGCCTTCCAATAGTTTTCGTTATATTTGACAGTGTCATTTTCTGCGTATTCTATAGTTTTACTATATGTGTCTCGATAGTTAGAAGCAACATCACTTGCTGTGCTTGACCCTACAATAAGGTACTTACCATCGGAACTAATATCAATGTCTGCTCCAAAGCGATGTCCGTCTGCTACTGGATATGTGTCGGTATCTAAATTAAGTGTTGCTTCATAAAGTAATTCTCTAAGATTTGATCCTCTTTGATAAGTGTACACATTACCATTCAAACTATTTGCACTATGATCTCCAAGCACAATTCTAGTATTTGCTTTGTTTGATGACATAGCAGAACCAAATTCGTATGTAGATGTAATATCATAATCGCTAGGATTATTATAATGCTTCTTATCATCATATACATTTTCTTGTATAGCAACAGCCCAATCGTTTTTGCTTGAGCCGTTGATCCAAACTTTTTGGTCTTCAACTATCTTATCTTCTAGTACAACGTTTGCATCTTTTATAGTGTCAAAGTTTACTGATCGTAAAATACTTACATAGCCGTTGATATCAGTTAGATCTTCTATGCTGTTATTTGCTCCAGCAAGAACGTTTACACTAGTAGGTTTTACAACTTCTACTGTATAAAATCCGTCGTTCTGTGTTGAAGTATTTTTTAATCCAATGATATCGCCTCTTTTAAAATTGTGGGCTCTATCAAACTCAAATGTTCCGCCTGGATTATCTACACCTACAAACGCATCAGCGCCTTCATCAAATCCTGTTATATCAGTTACTCTAATGTTAGTAGTTACGTGTTGTAGGACGTCCCATGGCTGTTGATCGCCTGTTACCCATACATAATCCTTTGCACCTATAACATTAATGTTTGCTGTAAGTATGTCTGTCTTGTCATTAATTCTATATGCAACATCGGAATCAAACACAAATCCAGCGTCTTTAGTAAACTGTTTGTAATCTATTACAGTCGGAAATGGTTTATGATCGTAGTTTTGAGGTCTTTTATATACGTCTGCTGGGGTGAGTTTATAAATAGTGTCGGTGTCGTTAGCAGGTAAATTAGTTACAAGCTCTATCGGCTGTGGATTAGTTTTAATTTCCTTTTCGTCAATTAAAAATTCAACATCTTCAAAGTTTTCAGTAGCACCGTACTGTCCAACTCTAATTGCCCATTCTTCGTAAAACTCTAAACTTTCTTTATCAGCACTTGCAAGAGCATCAAACAGTTTTACCAAACTATTTTTTGTACCTTTGTCTTGTAACATTCCTTGATAGAATTTGTACTGACTTACATCATCATTTATAATGTTTTCTAAGTACTTGCGTTTTTGATATCCAATTAAATGCTGTGCATGCTTTTGTTGTTCAAGATCAAAATTGTCTGTATCTAAATCATAAAAGTCTGCAAATTGATTAATTTTGTATTCAAAGTTTGGCACTAGTTGTGCTTGAGGACGATTTTCTAAACGTTCCCATTGTGAATCAACAAAGACTTCTGTGCCAGTTACATTGGCCAATGCAACATAGTAAAACTCTTTATGTTTGATTAGTTTACCTATGCCATAATCTTTATATGGTGTCCAGTCTCTTACTTCTGCTTCGTCGTATATAAATCCTGGTATGTTTAATCCGCCGGACCAATTGTCACTTCTATATCCAGTAACTTTGATTCTTTCTTGTCTGTATCCTGCTTCTTGATCATATATAACATCACCAAATACAGTTTTGTTATCTAATAATATTACATGTTCTCTTTGTACTAACGGAAGTTTAACACTGTAAATACCATCTGCTGTATTTTTAATACTTAGGCCAAAATCATTTTCTGTATCTCTAGCAATACTACTAAATGATCTTTCTAATTTCTGTCCATCTGCTTTTAACAAACTATAATCATAGAAAGTATCAAAGATGTTATCTACAACCATGTATTGTCTGTTGAACTTAAATTGTTGTGCGCCCGGGCTTATTGTTAGTACACTACCAGCCGCCCAATTTTGTGTAGTCCAGAACATAAATTCTTTTACACTAAATGTCCAATCTTCAACTACACTTATATCTTTGTTGTAATATTCAAACTTAAAGCCTTGTGCTTTTAAGTATGCTTCATAACCTAACAAGAAATCTACAACTTCTTGTGTAGTTGTTAATAGTGTTCCGTAAGGTATTGTGTTAACACGATTTGTAAACTTTCTTCTAAGTACATTCGATCTACCACCTACAAGCGGAAGCTCTGCTAACTTAGTCATTTTAGTGTCATCAAAACTTGAACCACTTACATGGCTTGAATTTACTCTGTAGTAAAAACTATCAAAGCGAACATTTTGTCCTTTGACGTATTGTTTTCCGCTATCCCAATTTACAAACGACTCTGAAATACCACCTATGTTTATTACAGGATCTGACGATGCTTGAATAGGTTCAAAATATTTAAATTCTGCTGTTGCCTGATCGTATCCTTTTATAACATAACCATTTGTATTTTTCTGTACAACAACACCGCTGTAATTTGCAATTTCTACTGGTGTAGATGTATTTAAAAACAGTTTATAGTTTTCTTCTGGTACAAATACGTTTCCTTCATTTAAAGGTGTTCTGCTATCTAGTATTAATTTAAATTTACTTTTGTCAGTAAAGCCACCAACTTTAAGTGCTAGTTGATTCTTTAAGGTTTTTAATTCTGTTTGGTACTCATTATAACTAGTGTTTATATCACTAACTATGTAGTTGTATATAAAGTTAACAAGACCACTTGTAATAACACGTTGATTGTCTGTATATGTATTTGGAAATACTAAATCTTTTAATCTAATAATTGTATTAGACGGAGTATAAACAAGATTACCTGTTTTGTTTCTCATCATTCTTGATAAGTCAAAACCTGTTCCTAGTACCTTTGCTGGTTGATTTAACAGCCAACTTGTAATTAGTGCAAACGGATATTCACTACTTCTTCTCCATGCACTTTCAGTAGGAGTATGATCACCAAACGTATACGAATCTCTTGTTCTTACAGCAACAAAGTTTTGTGCATAGTTACTGTCCAACGGACTTAATAAATTTCCGTTTTCGTCTGCAGGAATATGATTCGTTAGTCCTGGACGCTTATATCTGTTGTCAACTCTTGCTGGTTTACCCGGCTCTTTGATTAGACCTTTTTCAATATCTTCCCAAAGTACAAAGTTGTTTCTAGTATACGGTGCTGGACCATATTCTGCTTCCCACCACGATGGCTTAATAGTAAAGCCAAGCATTTCCCAAGGATGAGTATGAGGACGATCAGTATCGTACGCATCTTTGTATACGCCTCTCCAAAAACCTGGTAAAGGTTTGCCTGTTGGAGATGACATATTTTTATAATTGTATCTAAATGTTTGTGTGTCTTTCCAAAAATTATTTTCTGTATAATTTGGATCGCCTGCAATTATTGACCATTGTACAAAGTCACTTACCATTGCACTATCGACATCTTGTCTTTTAAATCCTGTATCTCTAAAGTTGCCGCCAACAAATTCATGTACATCAAATACATCTGTGTTATAGGCTTGTTTTAGGTTGTTATAAATTCTTCTTTCAAAATCTAATATTAAATCATCACGATAGTCGCCATAAGCAAAACTAATACTTCCGTCATGTCCTTGGATAACATTACGTGGTGTTTCTTGTGTTGTGTCTAAATAAAGCTCAGGTTTGTAAGCAGGATATAATCCTAACTTTGTTGGTGTAGTAGGAACAAAACACCCATCAGTTGTGTCATACTCATATATTTCTATTTCATCATTAACAGCAAGTGTCGCTGATATTTTTACAAAGCCTTCTTCTGTAAATGTGTAATCTGAACCGTGACACAATGCTTTATCATTTAGGTATACTAATACAGCTCTTTCACTTAGGTTTGATAAGTCAAACTTTGTAGCAAGCGGGTAAAAAATACCATCACTTGCTCTTACAATATGTAATGTACGTTTAGATGCTCCATGTGGAATCATGTCTGAGAAATAAAACGGCATTCCGTCAGTCTTTTGACTGTTTATTTCTGCAATGATATTGTCCACATGTTCTTTGATCGGACCATCATATCCTAAAGTGTCTGCTACTTGCAAAAATAATCTTTTGTATTTTGCATATTCTAGTCTAGCATACTTTAGTGCTTTTACAATATTTGCATTTTTATCTGTAAGATGATAACTTGCAAGTGCAATAGGTCCAGTGTGTTTTACAAAACGTGTACCAAATTGACTTAGGTTGCCAATATCTCTTAAATTACTAACGCCTGGAAATTTATTACCATCATAATCGAAAGTGTTTTCAATTATTGTGCTTACATGATCTGTAACTTCACCAATAGTAAAATCGCCTATGTTTTCGTTCATAGGGTTACGTTCTAAGTTATATGCTAATTCATAATAACCGTTGTCTGTTTTTGTTGCTTTACTAAAACATCTTAATAATACAATGTCGTCTGTTTTTAAATTAGTTTTAAATGTTATATAAGCAACACCATTTATTCTATTAATATCGTAATGTGTTGACTCTTTCTTAAAACTATTGTTAACATAAACTTTAACAACTAAATCGTTTAGGTCGCCACTACGATCAAATACATCTACAGCAAAATCATTTAAAGTAGTATCTACTACGTATTGTCTTACTATTGCTTGTGTGCTTGGCTTGTTTGCTTTAATCCAACCGTTTTCACTTACATATGATGTTAGGTCAGTATACTTTCTTACATACCCAGTTTCAACGTTTACAGTAATATTACTATTATTTTCTTCATAAACAAATGAGTCGCTTACTAATGGAAATTTAAATTGTATATCACCAAAGTTTTCAATAGCTCTGTATGATAGTGGAAATCCTAATTCAGCATCGTTTGTGCCTGTACCTTGTGTATATGCAAATAATTCTGTGCCGCTAAATGTGCTTGCATTATAAGTACCAAAACTATCATCGCTTTCGTCAAAAACGTCAAACAATGGTTGCTGATTTACTTTTAGTTTTCTTTGTGACTCATTCCAGTTAGTGCCGTCAAAATAGAACAACCTACCTTTATATGTGTCACCGCTTTTAATTAATACTGTTTCGTTTACTTGTGCTGTAGCATCAGTATCTTCTACTAAACTAATTTGTCTAATATTATCAATTAGAATAAATTTAACTTTGTAAATTTTACCTCTTACAGTTCTGTCAGTATCGGCGTTAAAAATAACACGCATGCCGTCAGCAACATTAACGTTATCAATGCTGTAGCCTGTGCCACCTTCTATTGTACTAAAGGCATCAGTAGTTTTATAATCAATTAAATCTACATCATCTTTTGCTTGAGTACCATAATTAAATAGTTTTAGTCCTGCATTAAATTCAATGATTGGTCTTGAAGCTCTACCGCTTTGATCAATACTTGCTATTTCGTTGTTGTACTCTGCAGATTTTTCAATAACATCTTTATGAAACCATTTGTTATAACGTGTCCAAGCATTTCTATCAACACTTGCTCTGTTAATAACAATGTAATCTTTTGTTTCTGCAAACGCACTTGCATTACCAAACGGCAATCTGTCAAAGCCTTCGCTATCAAATGGAACTAATTTGTCACCTACATAACTTGCAGGTATAACTAAATCTTGTTCTCTGACTAGTCTAATGCTACTGCCAACACCTTCAACATACCATTCATCACTAGCATATTTTTCTGGAGTTACTCTACCAGCAAACTTAACTTTTAGTCCATTAGTAAATTGTACTTTGTTTGAACTTGTATATGTTTTCTTGCCAATAAT